TCTACTCCTATGGTAGTGCTAAAAATAAACTTAGTCATTTAGTTCACTATCCAATCCGACATAAATTGTCGTGAAGAAATCTGGCTTAGGAAATCCTGTGCCATTCCAATTTGGGCGAACCTTGACAGAATAGGCAAGGTAACCCTCTGGTGTAGAGTGTCGCATATTGTTACGAAACTCCGCATACTGAATTATGCCTTGTCCTTGTGAGGACTTTACGAATTTGCCTTCTAGGGCTTCTGAGATTAGCATATTATTTGCTACCTTCTTTCTTTGTTGCTTGTAGTATAACAGACACCGCTGACAGCGTTTCTTTTTGGCGGGTGGCTAGGACATACGCCTTATATTCTTCTAGGTTCACTTTGTGACCTTCTTTCTCTTGATACCCCTAGTATAACAGAACGTACTGACATTATTCTACTTACCCACGAGTAATTTCATATTGTGAGACGCTCAAATAATGTGATAAAAATCATACCGTAAACGACACGCCCGAGTGCGGGTCGGCCCGCATCTGATAGTTGAACTTTCAATTATTTATTATGGATCATGAGCAGTTTTAATTCTTGCTCAGGAATTTTATTTAATTGTGATTTACAGTTTTAAAACATTCGTCCCAGAATCTATCTGAGTCAAATCTTTCGTTATCTTCTGCAAACATTTCTGCGAAATCATTTACCAAATCCTCAAATACTTCCAAACGCATTTCAGAACCATAAGAGTTTAGAATTTCTGCAGTTGCTACGTAGTCTTTACGTGTCATCATTTTTGATTTACTCTCCTTTTATTAGTAGGGCGGGACTACTAGAGCCCCGCCTAAAAATTATAGCATTACTTTGAGGTTTTTACCATAGCGAAACGATATGAACCATTTGCAAGAACCAAACCTACACGAGTTAGCTTTGAGTTAATTGGTGTGAAATCACGGATTCGTCCTGTGACACCTGTCTTGCTAGTTGTGAACAAATCTCCGATTTGATATGTGTATCCGTTGAGTGACATTAGTTTTCCTTTTCTTTTTTTCTTGTTGGGTTGTTGAGCAGTTTTACAACTTGCTCAGGTTGTCTAGGGTATTTCCCTAAACTTAGAAAGTAACGGTTGTGAAGCGTTCCTCGCCATTGACATCAAGAAGAACAAGAGTCGTGTTAGCGTCCTTTGGCTCTATTGCCTTGATTACGCCTGTGACCTTTGACTTCTGAGTGGTGAACAAATCGCCTACCTGATAAGTCTTGTTTGCTACTGTCATGTTTCTTTTCCTTTTCTTGTTAGTTGGTTATGTCCCTAGTATAGCACTAGGGTCTGACATTGGTTTATGGGTGATAAACCAAAACTGTGCCTTTGCGGGCTACTTTGAGCCTTTGGTGTCTCATGCCCTTAAATGGATTAGCTGCATGAGTCTTTGATAGTTTAATTGTATGGACATGATAAACCCGTGCTTGGGCGGGACTTGTGATAATCAGGAGAAGAATTACCACTAGAGCGAATAGCATTTTTTTCATTAGTCTAAGTGCTTCCATTTCTTATTGTTTAGGTAATTATACACGAAGGCGCTGACAAGCAGTGCTAGCATTATGAGAGTTTTCATTAGATACACTCCACACAGTAGCACTTAGGATTTACAGCGAATAACCATTTAATGATAATCGCACGATATAAGTTAGATAAACCATAAGCAGATTTTACTCCGCCATTATTGTATTCATGAATAATACGATTTTCTAATGCACCCGAAAGTCCGAGTTCAGCGAATATGTTTATTGTTTCTAGTGTAGTCATTTTGACCACCTTTCTTTAGTTTCTAATACTGAGTATTCTAGCAGGTTGTTTGGGAAAAATCAAGGTGACACGCCGTTGTGTCTGTGTGTTTTATATCACACTGAGAATTTGTGTAAATCACCACAATTCGGGCAACCATACTCAATTTCATCACCTTCATTAAACTCTTGGTCTACATTGACATAAACGCCACAAGTTGTGCATTTATCCCATTCCATATAAAACTCGTTTGGACAATTTTCGTGGCTTGTGCAACCACCCTTGATAATTAGTGAATTCATTTGGAATTCCTTTCTTTTGTTTATACGAGTATTATAGCAGGGGGGTCTGACATTACCCGCCAGTATATGTGTACAAATCGGACACGTAAAAAAACTATTTTTGTGAGCTTCGTCACACAGTATGCGACACGCCCGAGCGGGTCGGCCTTGGATCGGTGGGTCGGCCCAACAGCGGAGAAATTAATCTCCGAAACACGCATCCCAAAATTTATTTTCATCAAAGTTAGGATTATCTTTTGCAAACATTTTAATAAAAGGTTGAACCAACGAATCATCAAACTCTGCAACGAATGACGGGCGGGATTCAGAATTATATTCTGTCAAATATGAATTAAGAATCTTAGCGATAGAAACATAGTCTTTACGAGTCATCATTTATTTATTTCCAATCTTTAAAAATATCTTCAACAACTGTTAGTTGTTCATCGGTTAAGTGGTCTAGTTGTATCGCATCAGCGAAACCAAAAATATCTTTTTCCATATTACAACACCTCATCAGGGTCAAAGTGTGCAACGGGGATAAAGACATCTTCCATATCCTCAGAAGCCAATTCATCTAGCATAGATTGGTAATCGTCTGCTAGTTCAGACCAACGGTCATTAGTTTTATCAAATGAGTATGACATTATTCTGCCACCTTTCCTGTGCAGTAGATACCTGAATCAGTAGCCATCCATGTAGATAGCGGGCTACCTCGCCAATAGCGGATAGTCTTGCCACACGAGCAGGTTGTAGACTCTTTAACATTGTAGCCTGATTGGGCTGGGAAGTGTAGTTTCATTTTCATTTAGTTATCCTTTCAAGATACTTTCGTTTGATTGGGTTTCTCCCTTTCAATAAGATAAATATAACAGAGGGGTCTGACATTTTCAAGTCCAAAATGCATACAATTCGGACATCTTTTAAAAATAGTTTGTGATGTGCGCCACATTTTGGTAGGACACTCCAGACAATTCGGACATTTCGGGCGCACTATTCTGAAAATCGTTTTTGGCTTTCCAATGCGAATCATACATGGAAAATTGGGAATCACATTTTTGTTCATTTTAAAATGTTATTAAAAGTATGGTATGATACAGTTATGAGATACAATAAAGGAAATTCAGCAACACATAAAAGATGTCCAAAATGCGGGGAGCGTAAAGAAAGATCAGAATACTGGAATGATGCTTCAAGACCTGATGGAATAACAGCATATTGTAAGCCATGTAAGGCAGAGGTTACAAATATGCATGTTAGTAAAAATATGGGATATTATAAAAATTCTTGGAAAGCTTATGCTCTTAAAAGAAAATATGATTTAAGCATGGAAGAATTTGAAAACATGCTTAAAAATCAAGATTATAAGTGTGATATATGTCACAAAGAGATAAAAAACTATTCTGCTGTAGATCATGATCATAAAACAGGTAAAATTAGAAGCCTTTTATGCAGAAAGTGCAATCTTGGTTTAGGTGCTGCAAAAGATAGCGTGGAAATTTTAGAAAATATGGTCAAATACTTGGAGATTCATGAAAACATGTAAAAATTGCGGGACAATAGGAGAATCTTCTTTATTTTTAAAAGATAGAAGTAAATGTAGAGAATGTCATAAAAAATATTTAAAAGATCGTAGAGCAAATAACGAAGAATTACGTTTAAAGGAAAATGAAGATATGACCTGGAGACGTAGATTACGGGAATATGGTGTTACAAAAGAAGAATTTTATGCTATTTTTGAAAAACAGGGCGGTAAGTGTGCAATTTGCCTAGATGCCATTACAGATAAGGATTCTATGGATCATTGTCACAATAAAAATAAGGCTAGAGGTATCTTGTGTACTGGATGCAATATTTCTTTAGGTCAATTTGAAGACAATATAAGTACATTAAAATCTGCTATTGAGTATTTGGAAAAATATGGAAACATGTGACAAATGTTGGCGGGAATTCAAAGAGACAATTCATACCAATGATGGCATATTTCACTATTGCGGATTACATGCAAAAGAACTGAAAGAATCCCTAGAAGCAGAAAATAAGGATTTTTACTAGATATCTAGATCAATATCTGTTATAAAATAAGTTTGGTAGAAATTTTGAGCAATTCTACGAGTCAAAATGTGATAAAAAATTTGGCGGGAGATAGAAAGATCATGAAAATCAAAGGTGTCTAGATAATCTAGGGCTATTTGAGCATCATTTTCATTTATAGCATGCTTTCCAGCTAGTGGAGATGATGAAATTTTATCAAAACACTTATTTACAATGCTCAAATCACGTAAAATTTTGTCGGGAGTCCAAGAATCTTCTCCTCTATCCTTTTTAACTGGATAAATATGACATGGAGAGATAGAAAATGTACCTTTTGTCCAATGTACATCAGGAAATTTAGTGCGAATATAGGATTCTTCTTCTTCAAACCATTCTATGAGTCTCAAAACCTTGGGATTTTCATTTCTGATAGCATTTTTCCATCTGGAATCAGCAATATTCTGTTTTCCATTGCGATTTCTAGATTGAGACATATAAGGAAGGCGGGAAATCAGATCAGAAGGAGCTATAACCTCTCCATTATAAGACTTTCTCTCTATCTGATAGTTAATTTCATCAATAGCAGATCTTTTAGGACGTTTTTTCTGCAAGATGGTCAATTCTTCATCTGTAAATCCAAAAAGTAGCTCGGTATGCTTATAATGAGCATTTAGACCATATTGTAGATTATGTAATCCAGATCTAGGAATGATGAAAAAATACTTATCAGTATAAATGTGATAGGTATCTTCTCCAGGAGTAAGCGTAAATTTTATATCGTGACATGTGTCACTCAGATTGAACATCATTTTCTTCATCCTCAAATATAAAAGATGGGGCGGGAGCAAGCACAGAACCTTGTTCGTGCAAAGATATCATCTTATCAGTATCAGCACCTAGCTTATCTGCAATCATTACTAGCATATCATAGTTACGCTGCTCTTGGATGAATATTGCACCTAGAAGCTCACGGATATTTTCAAATATTGCCTGGAATTCAGCAAGAGACTCCATGCTTTCCCCTAGATTCCCCATATTATCTCCTCAAATACTCCCATACAAATATAGTACCCAATACTATAAATACATACTTAGCCATTGTCTATTATCTCCCTTGTTAAATAATCCCACTTATTGGCTTCCATTCCCGCCGAGTTATTGATTACCAGATCTCCATTTTCGGCGGTATAGGTATGAAGCCATTGTATATTGTGGGTAAGCTCTACTTTTCCTGCAAATATGTGGTCAATCTGACCCTTATCATTACCTTGTTTCACGTGAATCAAAATTTGAAAGGATTGGGGGTCTTCCTCCTCAAACGGCTCAATATACGCTCTTTCAATGTGTATCTTTGCCATGAGAGGTTTCTGTGAGTAATGGGTAATCTTCTGCCATCATATTGTTGAAGGGTTCATCACCTATCCAGAAAATATTCTCCAATACTCTCCATGCGAAGTTTGTTCCTTCTTCTAAATGCTTTGATATTGCCCAAGATAGGACTTCTGAATCCAGTTTCCGTCCCGCCTCAATCAGCATCGTATATTCAATACCCTTAATTGTGCGGGTGGTGAAGATTGCATTACTTCTTGAGGGTTTAAAACTATCAGGCATTGTCGGATCTGTCAAGTAGTCACACTTAAATAGCTTACAGGGCAACATTGGTCTTTCCTCATATGCCCCGCATCCAAAACCTTGCTGCACAAATGAACATGGGCTTAAAGACATATCATCTTTCATTCCCATGAATGACTCACGACCATCAGATAGCTTGATATCAGCCCTTAAATGCCCCTCACAGCATTTTGTGCATCCTTCACATGATCTTCCATCAACAATTGGCAAAAGGTCCATTAAATCTTACTTTCGGCTCAATCGCTCTGCTAAGTCTTTCGGGGTAACTAATGCATGACGCTTATGTGTTAGCTTTACTCCAACATGAGAATATGACCATGCTACGAGTTGTGAGCAGATTACTCTGTTTTCTTTTTCCGCCAGCCAGTTGACAGGAAATATAGAAAGTCCCAGGCATTTGAATCCAAGAGCAAGAATTGACCAGACGCCGTATCCATCTCCACAGAATCCTGTGGCAAATAATACGAGCTTATTCCGATCAGCCTCAGTAAGCGAGTTTTCATCAGTATTCCAGATAATCTGATTATTCGCATATTTGGAAAGTGGAGAAACTGATACTCCTGTCGGGCGAGCCTCAACGACTTGCCCATGACCAATATAAATTCCAGCATGGTTCCATTTTGACCAAGTTCCCAGTTGAATTAGTCTTGCTGCAATTCCTGTAGTTCTAACTACAAAGTAATCTCCTAAATTAGGCTCCTGCATTTTCTATCCTCTTAATCTGCTCAATTAAATTTTCATATAGTTGTAGGCCAGCTATTTGCTCATACCCACACGCTGTACAGTATAGCACGACTTTATCGTCTTGTTCTTTATGTACTAGCCAGTAAGTTATCTCATGAATTACGTAATCGTTCTTATGATTAGGACAGGCGAGAGGTTTTACCCTACCCGCCTGCGCTAAGTTGTAATACTGTGAAAAAATTTTAATTTTCATCAGTACGCTATGTTCGCCTTCTGAAATACAGATGAGACATATTGGAAGACAGTAGGATTCCCTGGAACTGGTTTGTTCCAAGTTGCCGTATTGCCTGCTCTTGATGGGTAAAGATGAGCTGCCACAGCCTTTGCCCAGTTATGGTAGGTAGCATAAGATGATTTTAGTTCATTAATCATGCGTTGGTCCTGAACCCATTCTGGTGCTTGGCAAGCACTCTTGTAACCCATAAAGTTATTCCATGATGTTGACATGTATTGGAAAGCTCCACATGCACTACTGGAATAAGACTTGCGATAGTAAGCGTCAACCCCGCCAGTTTCTTGGCTAAGGATTGCATTTGCAAGTCTTGAGATTATTACCCTTGAATCTACTCTTTGATTTAAATTTAGCATTTTGCTATAAGCGGGCATTTCAAAAGTTTTTCCAGTAGAAAGATCATTAATTAAATAAACTTCCTCATTGGAATTGCTTTTATTATTATTTATATCTATATTAATAATATTTTTAATATTAACTAAATTAGTATATTTATTAATATATAATATATTTTTATTATACACGATAGTTTGTGCTGTTAAAGCGTGAACACTGGAATTAATCCCAGAAATTAGTGTGAGAATAGTCACACCAACCATAGTCCACACTGTTCTTATCCTTGCTTTGTTCATATTATTCATATGTACCTCCTAGGGAAAGAGTAGTGTCTTCAATCGTATCATGATATACTAAGAAAAACAAGTCAGGAGCGTAAATGAAGGTATCTTGGACGGGTGCTCCAGAGTATATGGATCGCAACGTTGGATATGGCGAAGCATCATATCATATCTTTCAAGAATTAAATAAGCAAGGAATTGAATGTGTAATTGGAGACCCACAGTCTAAAATTTCCGTTTCATTCATTCAGCCAAATATGTACAAGTTTGGCAAGCATCAATATAAAATTGGATATACACCTTGGGAATCTACTTGGATTCCAGAATCCTGGGAGCAACCTTTAAAAACTGGCATTGATGAGATGTGGACAACTTCTCCATGGTGTGCAGATGTATTTAGAAAATATACTGATAAGCCTGTATTTGTTTATGAGCATGGTGTAGAGGATGAATGGATTCCTTTAAAGAGAACTCGTAACGAATCCCGCCCTTTTAGATTTTTGCATGTCGGAGAACCCTACTTTAGAAAAGATGCTCAGATGGTTGTTAGAGCATTTACTGAAATCTTTGGTAAAGATCCAAACTTTGAGCTTGTGTTAAAAGCAAGTCGCATAAACACTACTAGAATTTTTGATCCAGATACTGGAGAAGTCCGTGGTTCTCCTGGAGCATTTTATCCAAATATTAAAACCATTGAAGCACTTTTGTCAAACGAGCAAATGAATGGCTTGTATGACTTGTGCGACGTTTTTGTTTATCCGTCATGGGGCGAGGGGTTTGGATTAAATCCTCTCCAAGCAATGGCTAAAGGAATACCTACTATTTGCACAGAAGCCTGGGCTACATATGCAAGATATATCACAATGCCTTTAGGTTCAGAAAAAGTTGGTTCTCCATGGCCTACAATTCATCCTGGCGAAATGTACAGACCTAACTATGAGCATTTAATTAACTACATGAAAGATGTTGCAGAGAACTATGATAAATATAGTGACCTAGCTTACAAAAATGCTTTCCTAATCCATAAAGACTACAACTGGGAAAAGGTAACAAAGCCAGCTGTTCAAAGACTAAGAGAAATAAACGAAAATCTTTAAAATCTTGATTTTAAAAGACTGAGTGTGATACACTTAATCTCTAATTCAAATCCAACCTAGGAGTAACATGTCTAATACAATTGAAAACCCATATGAAAATTTTATCGCACTGTCTCGTTATGCGAGATGGCTAGAAGATGAAAATCGTCGTGAGACATGGGGTGAAACTGTAGACCGTTACTTTAAGTTTATGGTAATTCAATTGCGTGAGAAGCATGGGTATGTTCCAGACGATAAGATTCTTGCAGAACTTCGTGATGCAGTATTTAATCGTAATGTTATGCCATCAATGCGTTCTGTCATGACTGCAGGACCTGCACTTGAAAGAGAAAATGTTTCTGGATACAATTGTGCATTTCTTCCTGTAGACAATGCTCGTTCATTTGATGAAGCAATGTATATCCTTATGTGTGGAACAGGTGTTGGATTCTCTGTTGAGTATAAGTACATTAATAAGATCCCCGCACTTCCAGAAACACTTGAGAAATCATCAACTACAGTCATTGTTGGAGATTCAAAAGAGGGTTGGGCAAAAGCTTATCGTGAGTTGCTGGGACTTCTTTGGGCTGGTCAGATTCCACAAATTGATATCAGCAAGGTTCGTCCTTCAGGTGCTCGCCTAAAGACAATGGGTGGGCGTTCATCAGGACCTCAACCACTTGTAAATCTATTTGATTTTACTATTCAAGTATTTAAGGGAGCACTTGGTCGTCAGCTAAAGCCAATTGAAGCTCATGACATTATGTGTAAGATTGGTGAAGTAGTTGTAGTTGGTGGAGTTCGCCGTTCTGCTATGATTTCACTTTCTAACATTAATGATATTGAAATGGCACAAGCAAAGGCTGGTAACTGGTGGGAGAAGAACTCTCAACGTGCTTTGTCAAACAACTCTGTTGCATATTCCCGCAAACCAGAGATGCAACAGTTTATTGCAGAGTGGAAATCACTTTATGATTCTAAGTCTGGAGAAAGAGGAATTTACAATGTGGCAGCAGCGCAAGCACAAGCGGCTAAATACGGCCGCAGATCATCGGAGATTCATTATGGGACAAACCCATGCTCAGAAATCATTCTCAGACCTTATCAGTTTTGTAATCTATCAGAAGTCGTATTACGTGAAAAGGATACAGTTGAAGATGTTAAGAATAAGGTTCGCCTTGCGTCAATTCTTGGAACGTGGCAATCAACCCTAACTGATTTCAAGTATATCCGAAAGATTTGGAAGGATAATACAGAAGAAGAACGTCTACTTGGAGTTTCATTAACTGGACAATTTGGGCACAAGTTCTTCTCTGGACAAGAAGGAACAGAAAAACTTGCAAAGGTACTTGACGATCTTCGTGAGTATGCAGTTTCAACAAACGTAATTGAAGCAGAGAAAATTGGGATTCCTGCATCAGCAGCAGTAACTTGCGTGAAGCCTTCAGGAACAGTTTCCCAATTGGTCGGGGTGTCTTCAGGAATGCATCCATGGCATTCACAATATTATATTCGCACAGTTCGTGGTGATAAGAAAGATCCAATTACACAGTTCTTACAGGATTCAGGTATTCCTACAGAAGACGATGTAATGAAGCCAAATGATACTTCGGTATTTTCATTTCCAGTAAAAGCACCATCACATGCTATTACTAGAGATAAGCTTACCGCTATTCAACAACTTGAAATTTGGCTAACATATCAACGTCACTGGTGTGAGCATAAGCCATCTATTACAGTTTCTGTAAAGGAAGATGAATGGATGGAAGTTGGAGCATGGGTATACAAGCACTTTGATGAGGTATCTGGAATTTCATTCTTGCCATATTCAGAGCATACATATGTTCAGGCTCCGTATCAAGAGATTGATGAAACAGCATTTAAAGAGCTTTCAGCAAAGATGCCTAAGAAGATTGACTGGACAGCTTTGTCATTGTACGAGCTGGAAGATTCAACAACAGGAACTCAAGCACTTGCATGTGTTTCTGGAGAATGTGAAATAGTAGATATCAATTCATAATGAATCTTGTTCAAAGAGCCGTAAGTGCTGGGGGCAAACTAGCACCCATTGTAATCCCTAAAGATATTACATTTGGCACGGGCTTGATGAATCCTTCTGTAATGATAGATGATGACGGAGATATCTTAGTTAATCTTCGTCATACAAACTACACGCTATTTCATTCAGAAAATACTCAAAAGTTTCCTTCAAGATGGGGACCACTTGCATATCTTCATCCAGAAAAAGATGCAAAGCTAGGCACAACAAACTATCTTGTTAGAATGAATAATGATCTTGAGGTTACAGATTATTGTTTAATTGATACAAGCAAAAATGATATCCCGCCCGTTTGGGAGTTTGTTGGGTTAGAAGATGCCCGTCTTGTTAAGTGGGATAATAAATATTATATGGTTGGTGTCAGAAGAGATGTAAAGCCTTCGGGTGAAGGTCGCATGGAACTAGTTGAAATTAAAATCAATAAGAAAAAGTGGGAAGCCAAAGAAAAGTCAAGAATTAGAATACCTGCTCCAGGCAAAGATAATTCTTATTGTGAAAAGAACTGGTATCCAATCCTTGACAAGCCTTACTATTTTATTAAATGGACTTCTCCAGTTGAAGTTGTTAAGACTTATCCAGATCTTCCCGCAAGATGTGAGCAAGTTGTTGTAAATCCAGGATTGCCTGTAAAGTTTGATTTACGGGGCGGATCTCAGATGATTCGTTGGAACGAAAACACCTATATATCAATAACACATGAGACAGAGTTGTTCTGGAACTACTTGGGACAAAAAGATGGAATATATCGTCATAGATTGTGTGTCTGGGATAACGAGTTTAATCTGATAGGTGTTTCTCCAGACAAGTTTTCATTTCTAGATGCCAGAATTGAATTTTGTGCAGGTGCAGCAAAGCTTAAAAATGATTTGCTCATATCGTTTGGTTTTCAAGATAATGCTGCTTTTATTTTAAAGGTAACAGAAGATGTTGTTGAAGAAATGATACAGGAGGCTTTGACAAATGAAATCAATTGAAGAATTAGTTGAAAACGCTTCTCATGATATGTTTAATCCTCAACTTAACTTTGATATTGCAAAGAAGTACGACGAGCTGGGCCAAAATGCTGCAGCAATTTCTTTTTATTTGAGAGCTGCAGAATATGGCTATGAGTCTTCACCTATTATTGTTTATACTTCATTAATAAGAATTTCTTTCTGTCTAGAAAGTCAGACTGGGCGGGAGCACACTGTAAGTAGCACATTATTACAAGCAATTGAATATATGCCTAGCAGACCTGAAGCATACTTTTTACTGTCACGTTTTTATGAGAGAACACAAAAATGGCAAGAGTGTTATACATGGGCAGAAATAGGTTTAAGATTTGCTACAAGACATGATCCATTACCAGCAGATGTTGAGTACCCAGGTTCATATGGATTTATGTTTGAAAAAGCCGTAAGCGGTTGGTGGCTTGGAAGAAAAGAAGATTCTTTTAAAATCTTCAAGGATATGCTTGAAGAAAACATATGGGATAACTATCGCTCAACCATTGAATACAACCTTAAAAACTACGTCTAAAAAATAGCCTTTTTTAACTATTTTGGTATACTTGTAGCATATGAGCCTGCAATACACCTATACTAGTAATCTTCAGACTACTCAGGGCGGTAATTTTAACTACCCTGCCTATACAGACACGCCTGACGTGCCTAGAGATATTTATCGTTTAGCAACAGAGCTTGACGCATATCTTTCTGTTAATAAAGGTCCAGGATATTTAGTATTTTCTAGCTCATCAAATACATTTTCAACAGGTTCAAAAACTTTTTCAGTTATCATAGGATCGGGCAATCCAAATGGTAGCGGAGCTTATGCAGCAGGTGATCGTGTAAGAATAATCAATACGGCAAATACATCTCAATTTATAGAAGGAACAATTTCTTCTGTAACAACAAATTCAAGTATAGTAGTAAGCATTGATACGGTCCAAGGCTCAGGAACGATTACAACGTGGCAATTTAGCCTTACTGGTATACAAGGATTGCAGGGTCCACAAGGACCACAAGGCACACAAGGTGTGCAAGGCCCACAAGGTGTTCAGGGTCCACAAGGTACTCAGGGTGTACAAGGTCCGCAAGGCACACAAGGTGTGCAAGGCACTCAAGGGCCTCAAGGCACCCAGGGTATTCAAGGCGTTCAGGGTCCACAGGGAACACAAGGCGTACAAGGCACACAGGGTGTGCAAGGAACTCAAGGAACACAAGGAGTCCAAGGTTCAGGTTACAATGTAACAACTTCAACAACTTCAAACACACTCACCACTGGTTCAAAAACATTTACTGTTACAAACTCTGGTGCATTTTTAAATGGTGATCGTGTAAGAGTAATTAATACATCAAGTCCTTCACAGTTTATTGAAGGTAATATTACTTCTTTAACTGTAAACTCAAGTATTACAATTAACGCAGACATAGTTTCTGGAACTGGAACTGTAACAACATGGCAATTTAGCGTTGCTGGAGTTCAAGGTACACAAGGTGTCCAGGGTCCACAAGGAACCCAAGGTGTACAAGGTATTCAAGGCTTGCAAGGTATTCAGGGTACACAAGGAACACAAGGTGTGCAAGGCACACAGGGAATACAAGGATCTCAAGGACCACAAGGTACCCAAGGAATCCAGGGTATTCAGGGAATACAAGGACCTCAAGGAACGCAGGGAACACAAGGCATTCAAGGTCTTCAAGGTGTTCAGGGACCAGTATCTTCATTAAATGCACACCAATCTGTAGAAGCAATCCAGGTGTCACCCCTAGGAAACGGTGCAACATATTTTGCGGGATCTGCAGATGCAGAAAACGGAACTGGTGTGGGTGCATATATTCAAGCATCAACAAATGGAACTTTATCTGTAGATGGATATACTACTCCAAATCTTGCAGTAGGAGATCGCCTATTAATTGTAGGTCAGGCAAATAAAACTCAAAATGGTGTCTATACAGTTACATCAATTGGATCTGTATCTTCAACATGGAAGATAACTCGTGCAACAGATTACGATAATCATACGGTTGGACAAGTTGAAGAAGGCGACTATATTTTTGTAACTGATGGAACAGTTTATGGCGGTACAGTCTGGATAGAAGTTGGAAATGGTTCTAATGCTGACGGAACCATTAGAATTGGCACAGATAATATTCAGTTTGCACAAACATCTGGCTTGGGTGCTCAGGGAACAACTGGCGCACAAGGTGCGGGTGGAACAACGGCATACTGGGGTTCATTCTGGGATGTAACAAATCAAACAGCGGCAGCAACAAATACCGCATATGCCGTAAATATTGGTAATACAGATTCAAATTCACTTGGTGTATCAATAGCAAGTAACAATCAAATAACATTTGCAAACCCTGGCGTATACAATATTCAATTTTCTTTTCAATTCCAAAATACTGATAACTCAGTACATAATGCATATATTTGGTTACGTAAAAATGGTTCAGATGTTGCAGAAACTGCATCTGATCAAGCAATTCCAGCAAGTCACGCTGGAACAACAGGATCAACAATTGCTGCATGGAACTTTGTAGAAAAAATAAATGCTGGAGATTATCTACAGCTTATGTGGTCTACAGATAATACTTCTGTATCTATTGCAAGTTATAATGCTTCTTCCCCAGTCCCGTCCGTTCCTGGCGTAATTGTTACTGCAACACAGGTTGCATATGCAATTCAAGGCACACAGGGTTTACAAGGTCCACAAGGTGTACAGGGTCCACAAGGTGTACAGGGTGTGCAAGGAACACAGGGTGTTCAAGGAGTACAAGGCGTACAGGGTATACAAGGAAATCAGGGAACACAAGGAATACAAGGTTTTGGATATGCACAGCTTCAAGGTGTGCAAGGATCAATAGGTTCGCAAGGTACTGCAGGATTTGTAGGGTCTAATGGATCTCAAGGAACCCAAGGTATCCAAGGAAGCACAGGATTCCAAGGAACTGCTGGCTTTATAGGCTCTAATGGTGCACAAGGCGTGCAGGGACTTCAAGGAATTATTGGAGCATCTGGAACATATACAGTGTCATCAACAATTCCTTCAAACCCTACAAATGGTTCAGCTTGGTTAAATACTAATGATGGATCGCTTTATATCTGGGATGGAACTGAATGGTTTGAGCCAGGTAGCAATTATAATGGTTTGCAGGGAATTCAAGGAACTACTGGTATACAAGGACCGCAGGGAACATTAACATTAACTCCCGCCCGTACTGTAACAGAATTTGCATCTCCAACATCAGGACAAACTTCATTCTCAGTAAACTATACACCAGGATATATAGATGTATTCTTAAATGGTGTTCGTCTTGCATCATCAGACTATACTGCAACAAGTGGAACTGCTGTAGTTCTTGCTTATGGAGTAAGTTCAACAGATGTTCTTGATGTTGTATCTTATTCGCTTGGAATGGGTGCACAAGGATTAAGTGGTTTACAAGGTGTTCAAGGTTTACAAGGAATTTCAGTTCAAGGAATTCAAGGACCACAAGGAACTACTGGAATTCAAGGTTTGACGGGAGTTCAGGGAACCTCAGGTGCTGGATCAATGCAAATGTGGCGTTATACAGCTACAGGTGGAGAAACAACGTTATCAGGAAATGACGGATTCTCAACAAGCCTTGCATATACAGTAAATTACGAGCAAGTATTTGTAAATGGTGTTTTGCTAGAGCGTGGAGTTGACTATACAGCAAGTACAGGAACATCTGTAGTTTTGAACACAGCCCTAGTCGCTAATGATATTGCTACGGTTATATCATATAGTTCATGGTCTCTTGCAAATGCTATTCCGCTTACCGCATATAGTGCACAAGGAGTTTTGGTTGCAGGTACAGGAACCAATACATACACATCTCTACAACAAGGAACAAAAGGATGGACTTTGGTTTCTGACCCAACGCAAGCGGCGGGAGTCCGTTGGTCTAACGACGTTCAAATCATGAACATCATGGGTGCCTATTAAATAGCTCCTCTGGTATAATGGTTTTATATTGAATAAAGCAGTGAAAGGTAGTAATTAATGGCTACAACTTCTAAGCAAATGTATAACGGTGCAGCAAGCACTAGTTCTACAACCCTTTATACCGCCCCATCTTCAGCGGGTGCCGTTGCAGTTGTTACAAACATTATAGTTGCCAATACAGCAGGAACTTCTGCTACCTACACATTAAATTTGGGCGGGAATGCAATAGCTACTACAGTTACAGTAGGAGCATATGACTCTGCTATCATTGATCTAAAACAAGTTTTAACAGCATCTCAAACAATCACAGGTCTAGCATCTGCCACTACAGTTAATTTCTTTATCAGCGGTGTGGAGATTGTTTAATGTCCCCAATCTATAAATTATCTGCAAACTCCCTAGCACTTGGAAGAACAGCCTATAGAGATTTTCTTATGGGTAATACAGTATTTAATCCATGGGCTCCACAAGGAGCTATGGATGCTTTAGGAAGTGTTACTGTTCCAAGTGGTGGGCTATCGTCTATTACCTTCTCGGCTATTCCAAATACCTATACTGATTTGGAAATTCGCACACTAGGAAGAACAGTTTACGCTGCCAATTCCAATTCCAATGTATCCATTTTTTATAATGGAGATACAACTGCAACGAATTACTATTCCCATTATCTTTATGGAACAGGCTCAGCCGCAGGTGCAGCAGCAAACAACTCTGCCTTATACTCTTTTCAAACCCCTGATGACAGCGTGACAACAAATGTCTTTGGTGCTGCAATTTCTGTGGTGAAGGACTATGCCAACCCAAATAAAAACACTACTCTTCGCTCACTTTCTGGATATGATGGAAATGGCTCTGGAGTAATTGCTTTTACTTCAACTGGTTGGACTAATACAACTCCAGTAAATTCATTGACGATTACTGCTCAAGATGGAAGTTGGAAAGCAGGAACTACTATTTCTCTTTATGGAGTGCGCTAATGGCTACTAATACAATGGCTGCAATTAACACAATCGTTTTAACCTCTGGCACAAACTTTGCAACAGGTACTAACTTCTCTCTTTACGGCATACGGTAGGCGGGCATTATGACAACTAATACTATGGTGGCGATTCAGACAATTACTGCATCATCTCAATCAGCAGTTTCGTTTACCTCAATTCCTTCCACTTACACCGACCTTCATATTGTTGCGGTAGGCACCAGCAGTACTGCTGGTTCTTCTGTCAACTATTGGCGTATGACTTTCAATGGCGATAGTAGTAGTGGGTTGTATTCAGATACTTATTTATACGGAAATGGTTCGTCTGCTGCGTCTAGCCGCGATACTGGCGGCAATTTTATGTACCTTGGCTATGTTGGACAAACATCTAATACGGCTCAACCTATTAGCACTTTTGACATTATGAACTATGCCAACAGCACGACATATAAAACTGTTCTTGCTCGTGGAAGTGCCGCATCAGACAATGTTGGCGCAATGGTCGGACTTTGGCGAAATACAAACGCTATCAACCGCGTAGATTTGTTTATGTCTAGTGCAACAGTTAGCGGAACCTTTACCCTTTACGGTATAGCTAACGCTGACATTGGCGCTTACGCTACTGGTGGAATTATTACCCAAGATTCTACTTATTACTATCACGCGTTTGGTAGCTCAGGCACATTCACTCCTTCCCGCAATTTGACGGCTGATATTTTGGTTGTTGCAGGTGGTGGTGCAGGTGGAGCAGCTGCAGCTGCTGGTGGAGGAGGTGCTGGTGGCATATGGATGGCTAGTTCACAATCTTTATCAAGTGGAACTAACTATACCTGCACCGTGGGTGCAGGCGGGGCTGGCGCAAGTAATACTGTAGGTGGAAATGGAGGCAATTCAACCTTCGGAGCTATTTCTGGAACTATATATGGTGGTGGTGGCGGCGCAGGCCAAAGTGTTGTTGCATCTTCTGGAGGTTCTGGTGGTGGAGCAGCCTATACAAATCCTTCTTCTGTAGGTTCTGGAACATCAGGACAAGGAAATGCTGGAGGCACTGGGCATAATTTTAGTCTTGGCGCAGGCGGCGGCGGCGGAGGCGGCGCAGGTGGTGTAGGACAAAACTCTGCAACTAATGACCCAGGACCAGCTGGAGCTGGAGGCGTAGGCGCTGGAGGTACATCATGGTCATACACAGGCATTGCAAACCCATACCTATATCTTGATGCAATGGGAGCTGCAACTTCTACAGGTCAAATTTATTCTGGCCATTACTACTACGCAGGCGGCGGTGGTGGCGGAGTTGATCAAGCTGGATCAGATATTCCTGGCTCCGCTGGTATAGGCGGCGGCGCAGCTGGAAGTAACGCTGCTGGAATTGCTGCAACCCAGTTTACAGGTGGCGGCGGCGGAGGCGGCGGTCATCAGGTGGGATCAGGCGGTAATGGCGGTTCAGGAATAGTAATTGTGAGGTATGCAAAATGACAACAGCGGGTAATTATGTTTTGTTAGAAAGAGTGACAGTAGGAGCTGCTGGCGCATCTAGCGTCACCTTCAACAACATACCTCAGACTGGTTATACGGATTTGAAAATCGTATTATCCGCTCGCTCTACCGCTAATGGTGGACAAAATGTTAACCTTAATTTTAATGGCATAACTTCGGGATATAGCGATAAAATTTTAGGTGGAACTGGTTCGGCTGCATCTTCTTTTCCTTCTGGAAATACCACCAAAGGCGGTTCTTGCGTAATTCCTGGAGCCGATTTTACTCTCAACACTTTTGGCAATGGTGAAATTTATATTCCTAATGCTTTTGGAAATACGGCAAAAAGTTATTCTTCTGACTCGGTAAGCGAAAATAATGCAACTCTTTCGTATGCCCAAATGCAAGCAACCTTATGGAGCTATACAGGCAATCCAGCCATTACAAGTATTTTAATTACTTTATCAAGCGGTAACTTTGCCCAATACTCCACCTTCTCTCTCTACGCCCTAGCCGCAGTAGGCACTACTCCTACTAAAGCTCCGAAGGCATCAGGTGGAGATATTGTTCAATATGACGGTACATATTGGTATCATGCATTTATTAATTCGGGAAGTTTTATTCCACAGATCCCGCTTTCTTGTGATGTGCTAGTCGTTGCTGGTGGTGGTTCGGGTGGCGCTGGAACTGGTGGCGGTGGTGGAGCTGGTGGTTTGCGTTTATTAGCTAGCCAAGGTTTTGCACCAAATACTGCTTACACTTGCACGACTGGCGCTGGCGCTGCTTCTGTTACTGGAAGCGCACACGGTAATAATGGAACTAACTCCAGCCTTATTGGAGGTTCTATTTCTATCAGCGCAACTGGTGGTGGCGGTGGAGCTGCCGAAAATACGAACAACGCTCAAACAGGTGGTTCTGGTGGTGGCGGAAGCTACAACGGTTACAACGGAGCTGCTGGTAACGCTGGTTCATATTCGCCAGTTGAAGGTTATGCAGGTGGTGTTGCTTCCGCAACCTACAACGGCTCTGGTGGTGGTGGAGCTGGTGGAACTGGTTTTGCATCAACAACATCAGGCTCTACTGGAGTTGGTGGTGTGGGCGGTGTAGGTGCTGGCGGAACTTCATACACTAATTACGCAATTCTTGATGCTATGGGCGCGGCTACTACAACTGGCGTACTTTCGTCATCTCACTATTACTATGCAGGTGGCGGCGGTGGTGGTGGACAGTATTCAACTTCGCCATATACAGGACAAGGTGGAGCTGGCGGAACTGGTGGTGGCGGAACTGGCGGTGCTTACAATCCAGCAACCGCAGGAACCTCAGCACTTGCCAATACAGGCGGTGGCGGTGGCGGAGGCGGAACAAACTCAAACACCTCTGGAGCTGGCGGTTCAGGTGTAGTTATAGTACGCTATCTAGCTTAAATTAAAATATGATTATATTAATTAACTTGATATAATTAGCAGGGAGATAAAATGACAAAATCTAGAGATTTATCTAATTCGGGACGTAGCATTGGAACAACATCCAATCGTCCCGCTTCTCCCTTTGTTGGACAAGAGTATTATGATACAACTTTAGGTCAATTATTAAATTATACAGTTCAAGGAACTTGGGTTGCAGTTGGAACAGCTGCACCAAATGCAGTATCTGTAAACTATCTTGTAGTAGCAGGTGGCGGCGGTGGTGGTTACAACCGTGGTGGCGGAGGTGGAGCTGGTGGATTACGTTCAACCGTTACTGCAACTGGAGGCGGAGGCTCTTTAGAATCAGCACTTCCTTTAACTATTGGCACTTCATACACAGTAACTGTAGGCGCAGGAGGTGCTGGAGCAATTCAAGTTTCTCCATATACACCAGCGCAAAATGGTTCTAACTCTGTATTAGCAACAGTTACTTCCACTGGAGGCGGCGCTGCTGGTGCTGGCACTACTGCTGGTTCTAACGGAGGCTCTGGAGGTGGCGGCGGTGGTAATGGTGCCCCAGGTGCTTCAACAGCATACGTTTCTGCTGGAACAGGAACAAACAATCAAGGTTATGCTGGAGGACAAGGCGCAAACTCTGGTGGCGGTGGCGGTGGTGCAGGTCAAGCAGGATATTCGGTATCTAGTCAAACAACAACAGTGGGCGCTAATGGAGGTAGCGGTGTAGCAGTTTCAATTACTGGTTCATCTGTAACCTATGCGGGCGGCGGAGCGGGCGGCGGAGAATCTGGCTCACCAACAGGTGGTTCAGGCGGCGGCGGAAATGGCGGAAACAATAACGGTACTAATTCTTATGGATCTGCTGGAACTGCTAATTTGGGTGGCGGTGGCGGCGGTGGTTCTGATGGTCAATCAACAAACTATTATGGTGGAAATGGCGGCTCTGGAGTTGTTATTATTTCTGCACCTCAAGCTGCTGCATCTACAACAGGTTCACCAACTGTAACAACATCAGGTTCTAATACGATTTACAAATTCACTGGTTCAGGGAGTATAACCTTCTAATGTCTAACGCTAGAAATATTGCTAATAATGGGGGAGTTGGATCAACATCTAACCGTCCCGCCAATCCATATGTAGGACAAGAATATTACGATACCACAGTTAATGCAATTGTGGTTTGGAATGGAACTACTTGGGGCGGATTATTTCCAGCTTTTTATCCAGTCGTTACTGGCGGCACTATTTTTTCAGATGCAACTTATTATTACCGTGCTTTTACTTCTACTGGTACTTTATCTGTTTCTAACGTAGCTTTAGCTGCCGATGTTTTAGTAATTGCTGGTGGCGCAAGCGGTGGTTATAACATAAATCAAGCCAATGGTGGTGGCGGAGCTGGTGGTCTTAGATTATTAGCTTCTCAATCATTGCCTGTTAACACTTATACTTGTTCAGTTGGTGCGGGTGGCGCTTCGGTTTCATCAAGTCCATCTATGGGTAATAACGGAACTAACTCATACATTAGTGCAAGCGGTTTCTCTACTATTACCGCTTCAGGTGGTGGCGCAGGTGGTTACGGAACTACCAACAACGGTTTATCTGGTGGTTCAGGCGGTGGTGCTGGTTCTGGTGGACACAGTGGCGGAGCAGGAAACACTGGTGGTTATACCCCCGTTGAAGGATATGCGGGCGGTACATCTTCAGCAGTTCAAGCTGGTGGTGGTGGTGGTGGCGCAGGCGGAGTTGGCGGCAACGGTGGTTCAGGCGGCGGTGCATACGGCGGCAACGGTGGCGTAGGTGCTGGAGGAACTGGATACACAAATTACGCAATTCTTGACACTATAGGTGCTGCAACATCAACAGGCGTTCTTTCATCTTCGCATTATTATTATGCAGGTGGTGGCGGAGCTTCTGCTGATAGCGGTTCAACTGGTGGACTTGGCGGTGGCGGCAATGGCCCTAGCGGTTCTGTTACATCAGCAAACGCAGGTTTAACTAATACAGGCGGCGGCGGTTCTGGTGCTTTTGGTAATTCAACACCATCGGGTGCTGGCGGTTCTGGTTTAATTGTTGTTCGTTACACTAGAACTCAGGTAGGTGGATAATGGCTATTAATTTTCCTTCATCTCCAACAGTAAACCAACAATATACGTATAATGGTTTAACTTGGTATTGGACTGGACAAGTTTGGAAATCTCTAGGAACTGTTCAGGGCGTACAAGGCACACAGGGTGTGCAAGGTTTTGGATATGCCCAACTTCAAGGTGTTCAAGGACTTCAGGGTTCTGCAGGATATGTTGGAACAAATGGAGCACAGGGTACACAAGGTATATCAGGATTAACTGGTAATTATCAATCAATTCAGGGATCGGGAATTTCTGTTACAGCCCGCCCAGTTATAAACTTTTTAAATGCAACAGTAACTGATGATTCTGCCAATAACCGAACAAATGTTACAATTGCAACAGCGATAGATGGCGGAAGTTCCAATAGTACATATGGAGGAGCCATAAGCGGAGGTAATGCAATATAATGGCAGTCTTACAGATTCAACTACGTCGTGACACAGCATCTAACTGGACCACTAACAACCCAACCCTTGCTCAGGGCGAGTTTGGATATGAGACTGATACTGGTTTGCTAAAACTTGGAAATGGCGGTACTGCCTGGAACTCCCTAGCATATTTTGGCGGTAGTTCAGGATATTCATCTACAGCTACAGCAGCAGGTACAACAACACTTACTGTTAATAGCAATTCAAATCAATTTTTTACAGGTTCTACAACCCAAACAGTTGTTTTGCCAGCTGTAAGTACTTTGCCTTTAGGTAAGCAATATACAATTTATAATGCAAGTACAGGTGTTGTAACTGTTCAATCATCAGGTGCAAATACTATTTTTGCACAACCAGCAGGAACTGCATTTACATATACAAGCATAGCAACATCTGGAACTGGAACATCTTCATGGTCAGCATATTATGACGGTAACTTTTCAGGAGTAACGGGAACGGGAGCAGAAGTTCTTGCTACAAACCCAGTACTTACTGGAACAACACTTACTGGTGCATATTCTGGAGCATATACCGATGGTGTAGTTGTAGATTATGTCACGGGTAATGGACGCATATCTGTAGGTACTGGCGATGGAGTAACTTTTTATAATAATACAGACAGCTCTCGTTCACAAATTTTTGGAATTAGCTCTACTGGAGGATTAACAATTCTTGGTAGCGTAACGGCAAATAGCTCAACTGGAACTAGTGGACAAGTTCTTACATCAACTGGAACTGGTGTTCAATGGGCAGCAGTTGCAGCAGACCCTACACCTACAGTATTTATGTTAATGGGTGCATAATGAATTTAAATTTTAGAAAAGGAGATAAATAATGGCAACAGCATACAAGGTATTAGGCATGACAGGTGCGGCTGGAGCAACAGGAAATGGTGCCCAGCAATTAGCAGCAGCAAATACAAACTATAATCTTTATACAGTACCTTCAGCAACATCTACTGTAGTTTCAACTATAACTGTTTGTAATCAAGCTTCAACTGCAGCTACATTTAATATATTGGTAAGACCTGCAGGTGCAACTGCAGATACCCGCCACTATATTGCATATGGTACACCAATTGCGGGGAATGACACAATAGCCCTCACATTAGGTATTACCCTAGCTACAACAGATGTAATTACAATCAATTCATCAACAACTACTCTTTCATTTGCAGCATTTGGATCAGAGCTATCATAAAGGAGTAATTAATGTCAGTTAGTAGATTCTCCAGACAGAGTGTTCAAGCGGGTTTTCCAAAACAGCAAAATGTTTGGGATGGGTTAACACAGCCGTCTGCTATGGATGCTTTAAGCGCTATTACCCTTGGTTCGTCTCAAAACAGCATCAACTTTAACAACATACCGCAAACATACACCCATTTACAGTTGCGTGGAATTGTTCAAATCTCAAGCGGAGCAGCACAAATAACCTCTAACTTTAACAACGATTTTTCTTCCAGCTACTTTTGGCACGAGTTAGTGGGCGACGGTGGCAGTACTTCAGCAGGATATTCAGCAGACACATCTATGAGAACAGTCTATTGCAACTCATCAAGTAACGTATACTCTGTTTTCATCATTGACATACTAGACTATTCAAATGTAAACAAAAATACAACACTAAGAACATTAACTGGGATAGATACAAACGGCGGTGGTCAAGTAAAGCTCTTGAGTGGTTTGTGGAATAACACTGCTGCTGTCACTTCCTTTACTATGGCAGGAGCCACGTTTATACAGTATTCTTCCTTTTCTTTGTATGGGATTAAATAAATGGCTAATTATGTACCTTTACAGTCAGTATCATTAGCCAGTTCTGCAGCAAGTGTTACGTTTAACAACATTGACCAAACATACACGGATTTAATTTTGACTATCAACGCTTCCGTAGTTACTGGCAATGGTTACACGATTCGTTTTCAAGTAGGTAATGGAAGCATTGATAGTGGTGCAAACTACTCTTGGACACAACTTATTGGTGATGGCTCTTCAATATCTTCAGGACGTAACAGCTCCTCCAATCCGCAAAACCAGTACATGTATGGTGGCAGAGCTGATAACCTTCCTAACTTTGGAACCACAACTGCACACTTTATGAGCTATACCAACCCGAACATCTACAAATCTGCTCTCATTAGAGGTGGAGTGGGAACCGTAAGAGGCGGAGTTACAGTGAATTTATGGCGTTCAACTTCTGCCATTAATACCATAACGGTGTCTAACGAAGCAGCAGTCAACTTTGCTGCAGGTTCTACTTTTTCTCTGTACGGTGTCAGTCCAGTGAACGCTAAAATCGCTCAAGCATCTGGCGGTACTAGCATCTATTACGACTCCTCGTATGTTTACCACGTGTTTGCTGGTACTGGAGTATTTGTTCCAAATAAAAACCTTACTGCTGACATTTTAGTTGTCGCTGGTGGTGGCGGAGGAGCTGGTGGTGGCGGTGGCGCAGGCGGATTAGTTGGTTCTGGTTCATACTCTCTTACTTCGGGAACAAGCTATTCTTGCATTGTAGGTGCAGGAGGCTCCTTGGGTGGTAACGGAAACAACATCGGTTCAAGCGGAACTAACTCTCAATTTGGGTCCATAACTGCCGCTGTTGGCGGCGGAGCTGGTGGAGTTAACGGGTCAACTGCCGTTGCTGGAGGCTCAGGTGGTGGAGCTGGACTAAACGGAGACTACAGCGGTCACCCAGGAGGAACTGGTACTGCTAATCAAGGTTACGCTGGTGGAACCGACTTGAACACTACCTACGTACCTGGTGGTGGTGGCGGTGGTGCTGGCGGATTAGGCGGTAACGCTATAAGTGGTGTTGGCGGAGGACTTGGCGGTGTTGGAGCTACGTACAACACTCTTATTGGGGGTACAGCAGGTCCTTACTCGTTTATTGACCCCATGGGTGCTGCAACTGGTTACGGACAACCTTCTTCTTCTCACTACTATTTTGCAGGTGGTGGAGGAGGTGGAAGCAATGGAGGAGCTTCCGCAGCAGGTGGGCTAGGAGGCGGAGGAACTGGCTACGGAGCTAGCAACGTCAACGGACTTCCTGGAACCACCAACAGTGGAGGTGGAGGTGGAGGAGCTAATAACAATGGTTCAGGCCAAGGTTGGGGAGGCTCTGGAGGCTCTGGAGTTATTATTGTGAGGTATGCACGCTAATGAACGAGACACTAACTAAGCTACAGACTATTACCGTTGGTTCTGGTGGTGCTTCATCCGTTACTTTTTCAAACATACCTCAAAACTACACAGATTTAGTCATTAAGTATTCTGCTCGTTCAAACGGAACATCCAACTACTGTGATGGCTTTTTGCTAAGTTTAAATGGGATAAGCACTGGACAAACTGGGAATGCTCTTTACCAATGGTGGGGCTCACATACTGCAAGTGACCCTTCATTTGAAGCGTATCTCGCTAACGCAAATACTACTGCGGGTACTTTTGGAAATGGAGAAATTTATTTTTCAAACTACTCAGGTAGTAATTACAAAGCTTATTCTGCAGATTCAGTCACAGAAAATGGTGCAACATACAGCTTTAATGTACTATCAAGTGGGATTTGGGCAAACACCTCTCCAATTACCTCTATAACCTTAACTGTTTCCAATTCATTCCAACTTGTTCAGTATTCCACGCTTACTCTATACGGCGTAAAAAATATGGCAACAGTACTTGGAAACTCTATTAAAGCTACTGGTGGAACTATTACAACAGATGGTACTTATGTTTACCACACGTTTTTATCTACTGCCACATTTCAACCTACTACAAAACTTGTAGCAGACGCTCTAGTTATTGGTGGTGGCGGAGGAGTAGAAAACAGCGCACGTTTTGGTGGCGGAGGTGGTGCTGGTGGCCTTGTTTATCTGCCTTTTAGTACTTTTACTTCAGGAACATCTTATGTTTGCACTATAGGTGCTGGAGGAGCAACTAGTTCTACAATCTCTGCTACAAACGGAACATACTCTCAAATCGGCTCCTTGTTACAGGCTGCAGGAGGAGGCGGAGGCTCCACTGTAGGTGTTGGTCAAAATGGAGGTTCTGGTGGCGGTGGTGCTCAGGGGTCTGCTGGAGGCTCCGCTTCCCCAGCAGGACAAGGAAATGCTGGTGGAGCTGGTTGGTCAAGCACAAACAGAACTGGTGGAGCAGGCGGTGGCGCAGGCGCAGTAGGTGGAGCAGCAACTGCTAGTTATGGTGGCGCTGGTGGAAATGGCTCCTCTGCATATAGCACATGGGGTTACGCAACTAACACGGGACAAAACGTAAATGGTGTCTATTACTATGCTGGTGGCGGAGGTGGCTCTGCTTACGAGTACAGCGATTCTCCTGGAGCTGTTATAGACGCAGGCGGCGGCGGATACGGTGGCGGCGGAAAAGGCGCCTATTACAGAACGGATTCTGGAGGAAACCCCACATCTAATGCTATTGCAGGAACTGCGAACACTGGAGGTGGTGGCGGAGGAAATGCTTGGGGAGGCGCAAACGGTGCCGCTGGATCTGCTGGTGGTTCTGGACTTATCATTGTTCGTTATAAGGCTTAATATAATTAAAATGGTAAAATTAAAGGGCGGGAGGTAGAAAAATGTCATTTAAACATCTAAATGGTGCAGGTATATATGGATCTAAGTCTTTAAAGCTATGGGATCAAACTACCGTACAGAACGATTTTCAGTCTATTGCTACTGTTGTAGTTCCTGCTGCTGGTCAAGCAAACATTACGTTTAGCAATATTCCGCAAAACTTTACACACTTGCATCTACGCATCAGTGCACGAAGTGATAACGCATCTGGTACAGATGCTTGTTCTATTTATATGCAGCTAGGTAACGCTGGAACTATTGACTCTTCAGGGAGTCACTACTCTCAACATCAATACACTGCATATACGGGCGCAGGAAATGGCTGGCAAGCGGGTGGCTCTGGAAGCTTAAACGCTTCATATATTGGACTTGCAACTTCTGCTGGGCAAGGGGCAAACATTTTTGGAGCCAATATAATTGATATTTTAGACTACTCAAACACTAGCAAATTTAAAACTATGCGCTCTCAATTTGGAGTAGAAACAAATAGCTCTAGTTATTGGAATTACACAGGCGTAGATACAGGCTCTTGGCAAAGCAATAATGCAATTACCGACATCAAGCTTTATCTTAATGACGGCTCTGCAAGAAACTTTACTCAGTATTCCCAAGTAGCTTTGTACGGAATAAAGGTATCTTCATAATGGCTGGTCAAAGCGCATCCACATATAATTTTATTGCTAACCAAACTTTGGCTTCAGCAACTGCCTCAGTAACATTTAGCAATATTCCGCAGAACTTTACTGACCTAGTGCTTGTAGCAGCACACAATGAAAACGCTAGTGGCGCTGGTGGATATATGCAATTTAACGGCGATACGGCAACTAACTACAGCTCTAACTATGGGTATGGCAGTGGAAGCGGTACTGGACAAGGACGAGGTAATAGCCAAACTTTTTTCAGCTTTTCTTACGATACTAATACAACTTATCTAGCGCCTCAAATTTTGCACATAATGAATTACTCAAGCAGCAATATGTACAAAACAATTATAGAAACTCAAATGAGTAGTGCGTCTACTCAGACAAGTCCCCAAACAGCGTTATGGAGAGGCTTGAACCCAATAACTAGCATATACATGTATGCTGGTACAGGTAGCTTTATTGCTGGTTCTTCTTTTACTCTTTATGGAATTAAAGCCGCAGATGTAGCGTCCATTATTCCTACAAAAGCTATTGGTGGAGACCTTATTACCTCTGATGGTACTTATACTTATCATGCTTTTAAATCAACAGGTAATTTTATTCCCGCACAAGCACTTACTTGCGATATTTTGATGATTGCTGGTGGTGGCGGTGGCGGACCAACTTATGTTGGTGGCGGCGGCGGTGCTGGTGGATTGCGCCTTTTAACTTCTCAAAGTTTTTCTACTAGCCAAACAGTTACTATCGGTGCTGGGGGTACTGGCGGAAGTGGTTATGGCAACCAAGGAACAAATGGTGGAACTTCATCACTAGGTTCTATTTCTGCATCTGGTGGTGGCGCAGGTTCTACAAATGATGGAACTAATCCTAAAGCGGCGGCATCTGGAGGTTCTGGCGGTGGAGCAAACTACACAACTTTAACTGCTGGTTCAGGTAACGCTGGCTCATATTCTCCAGTTGAAGGTTACGCTGGAGGTACTGCTTTTAACGGTGGCGCTTATGGCTCAGGTGGCGGTGGCGGCGCGGGTGGAGCAGGTAATGCTGGAACAACATCTATCGGCGGTGCTGGTGGTGTAGGTGCTGGCGGAACTGGTTATACAAATTATGCAATTTTGAATGCAATGGGTACAGCAACATCTACTGGAGTTTTATCATCTGGTAATTATTATTATGCAGGCGGTGGTGGCGGTTCTTCTTATGGCGCTGGCGGTGGTTCAACTTCATCTGGTGGTTTAGGTGGAGGTGGAACTGGCTCAACAGGTCAAGGAGGAAATGCCACATCTAATACTGGTGGCGGTGGCGGTGGTTCAGAGCGAGCAAGTGGCGCTTTGGCGGGCGGCAATGGCGGTTCAGGAATTGTTATTGTGAGGTATTTATCCTAATGGCTAAAACATACTCTGCTATTCAGACTATTACACTGTCTGCAACTACATCGTCTGTTACTTTTGCAAATATCCCTCAAAACTATACAGATTTACGACTTCTTGTTAGCGCACGTACTACAGACTCAAATACTGTTAGCTCTACCGCTATGCGTGTAGGTAACGGTAACGTTGATGCTGGAGCAAACTACACGCAAAAAGACGTACAGTATGCAAACGGCTCTGCTTCTTCTGGTAATACTAGCGGAACCAACCAATGGTATTTTGTTCACGATGCGGCAAGTAACACATCGGGAATATTTGGAAATGCAGAAATTTACATACCTAGCTACACCAATGGAATACAAAAATCTGCTCAATTAAACAGTGTAACTGAGGACAACTCTAGCACCAGCATACAAAGCAGAACAACCTCTGCATTATGGACTGGAACGTCTGCAATTAATATTATTACACTTACTGGAAGCGGTACCAGTTATGCGGCTGGTTCTACTTTTACTCTTTACGGTATTGGTCAAGGAGCTAAAGCTACTGGTGGAACTGTAGTGGGTGCTGGTAACTATATTTATCATACCTTTACTTCTTCTGGAACATTTACACCAACAGAGTATATTAAGAACGCAGAAGTTCTTGTTATCGCTGGTGGTGGTGGCGGAGGTTCTCAGGATGGAGCTGGAGCTGGAGCTGGTGGAGTGCTATACGCCCCACCAAATTACCCGTTTAATGCAGGAACAAACTACGGAATTACAGTAGGAGCTGGTGGCGCTGGAGGTACTTCTAGCGGAGCTGGTTCACAAGGAAACAACTCAGTTGTAAATGCGCTTGTATCCATTGGTGGCGGTGGTGGTGCTGGAAGAAACACTGTAGGAACTACAGGAGGTTCTGGCGCTGGTGGAAATACAAACGGTGGCTCTCAAGGACCTACGTCTGCACTACAAGCTAGCGTTGGTGGAGGAATAGGTTATGGTAATGCGGGTGGAGCTAGTGGTAACTCTGGTAGCGGCGCTTCTGGTGGTGGCGGAGGTGCTGGTGCAGCAGGTGGCGCTGGAGTAGGAGCCACACCTAAAGGTGGAGACGGCGGAATTGGATTAACAACCTGGTCAAGCTGGGGCTACGCCACGGGAACAGGACAAAACATTGGTGGAACTTACTACTACGCAGGTGGCGGTGGCGGCGGGGCCGAGCCTACTGGCTCTCAAACTCAAGGTGTTGGTGGTTATGGTGGCGGAGGAACAGCAACTGCCTCTGGCACGGGTGGAAGTGGGACATCCAATACTGGCGGTGGAGGCGGAGCAGCCTCTGCAAGTGCGGCTGGTGGAGCTGGTGGTTCTGGTTTAGTAATCATTCGTTACCCAGTTAACTAACAATATGCTAAATAAACAAATAATGCTATAATATAAAAAGTAACAGGAGGTATAAAATGTCAGATACACCAACAAAGATTATTGTTGATTGCTCTACAGGAGAACAAAAGATTGTTCCTTTGACTCCCGCCGAGATTGCAGCTAACGATCAAGCAGCAGCAGCGGCAGCTACAGCAGCTCAAGAAAAGGCAGCAGCAGATGCTGCGGCAGCAGCAGCAAAAGCAAGTGCGGTAGCAAAGCTATCTTCACTTGGACTTACAGCAGAAGAAATTGCAGCATTAACTGCATAATTTAAAATAACTAAGGAGAAATAAATGGCACATATGGCCGAAATTGATTCAGATAATAAGGTGGTTCGTGTTCTTGTTGTCTCTGACGCAGACGCAGCAGATGGCCATAACTTCCTTGCAAACACATTAGGACTTGGTGGAACGTGGATCGCTACATCATACAACACTCGTGGTGGAGTACACTACGGTCCAGATGGTCAGCCAGACGGTAAGCCACAAGTTGGATTCAACTATGCTGGAATTGGATATTCATGGGACGGTACAGGATTTGCTGCACCACAACCATTTCCATCATGGACTCTAGATAAGACAACCTACACATGGACTGCACCTGTTGCATATCCTACAGATGGCAAGCTTTATACCTGGGACGAAGATAAGAAGTCTTGGGATGAAGTTCCAGCCCCTCAAGCATAATAAATAAAATAATAATGTGATATTTAGCCGCTATTTTACATAGCGGTTAAATATTTTTGTAGCAAAATAACATAGGAGAATAAATGGCTAAAGTAACACCAAAAGAAGATGAAAAAGTTATGAAGTGCTTTACATTTAATGTAAATATGATGATTCACATTTTTGCAGAAGATGAAACTTCAGCAAGAGAGAAATTGGATAAAGAAGGCGGATTTGTAGGAAAAAGAGACGTAACTCTAGAAGACTCTATTATTCTCCATCCTAATAAAAGAAATTTGAAGTCAATCTGATTCCATCCCGCCTTTTTAGGCGGGACTTTCAAATAACCCGATTACATAGTAAAATAGTCTTATGTCATATAAACAAGTAGTTCTCAGGGATAATCCAATAGCATTTTGGCCTTTAAATGGCACATCTAGCTTGAGAACCTATGCAACAATTTTGCTGGAGTATAAGACATATCAAGATTGGCTAGATGCTGAGCCTAACTATGGGGCAGATCCAATTACATTTACATTGCAGGATATATCACAAGGTGGGAACCATGCAGCATATACTTTAGGTTCCCCCAACTTTTTGGACATCTTGCCACTTGCAACACTTTCAAATTATGACACACAACTTGCAGGATGCAAGATAAATTCAACTTCTGAGATTGGCATACAAAACCAATACAGTCCAACAGGAACTGGATCAACACCTCTTTACAACATGTTCTATACAGGAACAGAGAATTTAACTTTTGGTATTGAAATGTGGTTGGCTTTTGATTCAAACCCGCCAACAGACAATGTTGTTTTCCAAGTACAATCGGGCGGGAGTAGCCCAGAAGTTATTGCTAAAGCCTATATAAACAACGATAAGATTTACTTTACAGTTAATGGAAAAGATAAAGTAGCTGGAACTAATCTTTCATATACAACATATAAGCAGGTATCCTCATGGGATTCACAGATGCATATATTCTTTTACTACTCAAAGGGATCAATTAATATTGGCGTTAACTCGTTGTTTGGACAAGCAACACAAGTTAGCCAGAACTTTATTTGGCACAATTCATATTCATCATCTCCAGAGTATTTTTATAAGATTGGTCCATCAGGATCAAACAATAAGTTTACAATAAATGATCTATCATTCTATGATTATGTTTTGTCAGATAATCAAATCAAGTCTCACATGGTTTGGGGAACTTATGATTCATCCCCGCAAAATTATGTAAAGCAGTCAAGTGGTTTCTTCTTTGATATTAAAGATGACCCCAATATGCTTGCTTATCAAAAAGACTTTACAAATCCAGCAAATTATAGAAGTGGTGTCATTAACAATTTAATTGTTGATAAAACTGGAATGACTTTGCAGACTATTCCATCTTTAACAAAAAGTGGATCAGGCACATTAACAGCATCTAATGGTCTGTCAGTAACATCAACAGCTGGAGCTATGTTTTCAAATCTATCAAAGTATTATTCTTTGGGCGGGATTTCAATACTAGGTCAAATAAATTGGACCCTTAACGGAGGTTCATCCCCAGCAACTATACTGGCTATAGATGGAATTAACAACAACGAATCCCTATATCTAGCTCAAAGCACAGATAACAAACTAACGCTTTACTATCATAGCGTAGCTAACTACTACCCATATGCCTCTACAGACACTATAATTGCTCAAGTTCCAACCGCTGTTGCTTCAAACGGAAACTATAATTTTGGACTATCAATAAATAACAATATTGCAACAATTTATTTATCGGGTAACAGCTCAGTATCAGGCAATCTTCCAAGCTATACTTATTCTAATTTAAATCTTTATTTTGGTAATCAGTATTCATCTGCAACAACTCTCCCATTATCGGGCAGCATAAGCAATGTTTCAATATTGAACTCATACATTAATCCATCTACATATTCTTTGTACGGATCAAACGATATGCTAACAATACCTTTTATAAGCAGTCTTGCAGTTTCACAGATTGGAACATGGACATACGGAGTTCTATCTTCTCAACTTAACAAGATATTTGGGTCAAGAGTAACTTGGGAAACTGGAACTTCCGATAATTCTGTAATAAGCTTAAATGAAAGTGTAGTGTTCCAGTACTCCATGGACAACGGCACTACTTGGAATCAAATAACAAATGGCTATCCAGTAACAAAGTTTGCAGATAATTCACAAGTAGCATATCCAGATATAACATTCAGAGCTATCTTATCGGTTCAAGATTCCTCATCCCTACAGTTACCTAGAGTAGATAAAGTTTTGATTAATTTTTATAAGAACCTAGAAATTTTCTCAGATGCGGGAGCTTTCGTATTGGCGCCAAGACAAGGCAGCTACATTGGAGACACTTATTCAATTAAGAATAATTTCTTTAATATTCTTTCACGTACAAGCAATTTTGGCATCAAGGTGGCACAAGTTCAGAATAGTAATTCTGTGGCTACAATTAATACTGTTAATGGAACTGCCACATATCAAACGATAGAGTTCTGGTTTAGATATGATTCTGTAAGCTCAAGTATTGCTCAAACGATATTGGACACAGTAGGTCTATCTGCAAAGCTATATATTGACCCCGCCACAAACATTGTTTATTCAAATGGTTTTTCAAATGTATTTATAAACGGCGTATCTTTAGCTGCAGGTCGTGTATTAAGCCAGGGCGAGGCATATCATTTTGTTTGCGTATATCCAAACCAAACAAACGCACAGATATATTTGGGCGGGGATCAAAGACTACAGACCTTCTCATACGGCACATTTGGCTATATAAGCCTATATCCTTCAGCATTTGCCCAAGGGGATGCACAGACAAGGTACCTAGAATTCCTGTCTAGCAATGTTGCACAAGTTACAGTATCATCTAATACTGACAGCATAGGTACAATTGGAGAATATTCAAGCACTGTGACTGGATATAACGGTGGGCAACCAGTTCTGGCATACCCTCATCCCATAAGTATTACCGTATAACACATTTTTGGCAGCCATATGTTCCGTTTTTAAGACTTAGGTGGTATTATTGGCATATGAGCAAGATGCGTACAACCGTCGTAGAAGAAGTTAATTGGGGCCTTTATGTTTGGCAGATGCCAGATGGTAAGGTTGTTATGGATGAAGAGGGTGCATATTTGAGTATCCCGTCCCTAAAAGGCGATATTCGCCAGATTAAAAAGCTAAAGGATGCAGCAAAGCACTACGGCCTAGAAGATGGAACACCATTATTTATGTCTGGTCACAGACCCGTTACAGATGAAGAGCTTGAAATGCAAAAGCAAAGATTGGAAATGGGGCTTGTTCCAGACGAGCATGACCTTCCAGCTATGATGGATTATGTTAAAGAAATGAGGGACATGAAGCTTGGTTAAAGCTTTATAAAAAATATGGCTAATTTAAGAATTGATGACAGTATTGATGAAGATGAGGGTGGGATCACAGTAAAGCTGGATGCCCCATCACATACTATAGAGCACGATTTTGGTGACCCGTTTAATGCAACTTGGTCAGATATTAAGAAGGCAGATGGCCTAAGTCCTAATTTCCGTCGTCAAGTAAATAGAATGGAAAAGTCATTTACTGGTGTTGGTGATGCAAAGTCTAAGAAGTTAGATCCGCTTGACCTTACAGGATATTCTCTTTTCCAGATTGTTCAACCTCCTTACAACGTACTATATTTGGCACAGCTTTATGATATCTCCCCATATCATCACTCTGCTGTAAATGCTAAAGCTGCCAACGTTGTCGGGCTCGGTTATAAATTTGAAAACACATGGGCAACAACTGCAAAGATTGAAGAAGTAATGGATCAGCCTAAAAAGCTTGACAAGTTGCGTTCAAAGCTTGAAGGCCTTAAAGAAGAGATGCGGGAGTTCCTAGAATCTCTTAACTCTGATGATTCATTTACAGAGACAATGAAAAAGATCTTCATTGACCTAGAATCAACAGGAAATGCTTATCTTGAAGTTGGTCGTACATCAACTGGTAAGATTGGCTACATTGGTCATATTCCTACAACAACAATGCGTATTCGCCGTCACCGTGACGGATTTGTTCAAGTTGTTTATAACCGCTACACATTTTTTAGAAACTTCGGTGATACCGAGACCCCAGATCAGATAGGTACTGATCCCCAGCCAAACGAAGTAATTCACTTTAAAGTATTTACTCCGTCAAATACCTACTATGGCATTCCAGATGTTTTGTCTGCTAAGAATGCAGTTGCTGGTGATGAATTCGCACAGCGATTTAACTTGGACTACTTTGAAAACAAAGCTGTGCCTCGTTACATTATTACCGTAAAGGGAGCAAAGCTTACAGCAGAATCAGAGCGTAAGTTACTAGAGTTCTTCCAGACGGGGCTTAAAGGAAGAAATCACAGAACCCTTTATATCCCTCTTCCATCAGATGGCGAGCAAGGTCGTGTTGAGTTTAACATGGAGCCAATTGAAGCGGGAATTCAAGATTCTTCGTTTAGGAACTATGCGGTAGAAAACAGAGATCGTATTCTTTTGTCTCACCGTGTTCCAGTATCAAAGCTTGGAATGCCTGCAAACGTTTCGTTGGCTAATGCTAAAGATGCTGACAAGACATTTAAAGAGCAAGTATGTCGTCCACGTCAAGAAGAACTTGAGTTTAAGATTAATTTAATTATCAAGGAATTTACTGATGCGTTCAAACTTCAATTTAACGAACTTGCACTTACAGATGAAGAGACTCAATCTCGTATTGATGACCGTTATCTGAAGGATCAAGTTATTACTCCTAACGAAGTTCGTGCACGTCGTGGAATGGCTCCACTTGAAGGCGGTGATGCAGTGTTGGTTATTAATCCTAAAGCAGCACAAGATGCAGCATCAGATGCAAGTGGTAATAAAGCCAGAAGCCAAGACCGTGTTTTAAATGCACCTGATAAAATGGGCACGGGTCGTGCTCCAAAGGGTGAGGGAAGACAACAGGCATAACAAATGTCTACAGCATTAGACGTTTTAAATGTTGCTAGAAGTCAAATAGGTTTTGTTGAAGGACCAGTAAATGAAAACCCATATGGAATTTGGTATGGGGTTCCAAATGCAAGTTATTGTGCTATGGGTATAAGTTGGTGCTTTGCACAAGTTGGACTTTCATCTTTAGTTGCAGCACAAACTCCAAAAGGTTTTGCATATTGCCCTGCAGGTCTTGCATGGTTTCAAAGACAAGGTTTAGTTGTAAATAAATATCAAGCACAACCAGGTGACCTTGTTTTCTTTTCATGGGGTACTGGTGTTGCAGAGCATGTTGAAATTGTTGAAGCTGCATCTGCAGACGGATTAACAACAATTGGTTTCAATACAACTGATAAAAATACAAAAGAAGCAGCAAATGGCGGAGGGTGCTACAGAGAACACCGTCCATATCTTTATGTTATGGCAATTGTAAGACCTAAGTATCCAGTGCCTCTAAAACCTGTTTCAAAGGGTGTTACAAGTAAAAAAGCTACGGCAGGTGTAGCAGCTACTGGAACAGCCGCAGCAGGCGTTGCAGCAGCTTTACATGGCACTCCAATCACAACCTCGGGAACAACACCAACACCCACTCCATCACCTACAGTATTTGTAGCACCACCTTTTCCTACTAGTGCAACAGCTTTTAATTTAGGGCAAAAAAGTGATGCTGTTATGGCTGTAGAAAAAGCACTGTTAAAGGCGGGACTGCTTCCAAGTAACTATGTAACTGGAATAATGAATAAACAAACACAAGCGGCATTAGTAAAGTATGAGGCAAAGCAAGGAATTAAAGTTACAGGTACGCTGCCACAAATTATATATGATGAATTAAAGGGATCACTATGAGCCTAAAACACCATTTTAAGTTCAGTGTTGCAGATGCTAAACAGCTAGGTATAGCCTTTGTAGGTGCAATTTCAGCCTGGGCAGCCACGGGATTTCAGAGGGATATAGCCCATCTAATGTATCCAATTGTTGGTTTTATAACAGGAGGCCTGGCATCCCACAACTCTATGGCTAACCCAAATGTCACTCCAGACTCACACATAGTAACTCCTTATGTCTCTAACATAGAAGATCACAATCCTGGGGTTCCTACCCCAGTTGAACAAAACTATAAACCAGAGGGGGCGGATGTCAAAAAAGTCATCCAAATCAATAGCGGAATTATAAAATAATTTTTACCGAAATTATGACTTATTTATAAAACTTGCTATTATTTATTTACATATGGACATTCAAAAAACTTATTGGCAAAACAGCGAATCTTCAACAGCCTTGCATTTTCCTATTACCAAGGTTGACAAGGAGAAGCGTCTTGTATCAGGATTTGCGTCACTAGATAACGTTGACCGCCACGGAGATATTGTAACGGCGGATGCAAATAAGAAAGCCTTTGAAAGATTCAGAGGAAATATCCGTGAGATGCACGGGCCAACAGCAGTTGGTAAGATGGTTAAGTTTAAGCATGACACATTTTTTGATCCAGAGACTCAGAAGAAGTACAACGGCGTATATGTAACTGCCTATATTTCAAAGGGTGCACAGGATGCATGGGAGAAGTGCCTAGATGGTACTTATTCAGGTTTTTCTATTGGTGGAAACATCAATGATGCAAAGATGGAAAAAGTTGACGGGGAGAACGAAACTCGTCGTGTTATCCATGATTATGATTTGCACGAATTGTCATTAGTTGATTCACCAGCAAACCAGCTTGCAAACTTTTTTTCTATTGAAAAGAATGTAGATGGAAGCACATTTGTTAAAGGAATGGTTGCAGACATCACACTAGAAAATGTATTCTGGTGCAAGCAAGATGAAGTTGCATCAACATCAGAAGCTATGTCAAAGGATTGCGTTGTATGTGATGCACCTATGACAAATATTGGTTGGGTTGAGCAAAAGGATTCAGAGAAGTTTGAAGCAATTGAAAAGGTAATTGATTCTTATTTCAAGAAAGATGATGCACCAACATCCGCACACGAAGCTGGCGAGACAGCTGCACCAGGTTTGGCAGGTAATGTCATTGATAGCAACGCTACCATTAATCTTTATCCTGATCAAAATAGCAAGAAAAAAGTCACGTTTGAAGACGGACTTAAAAAGAGTGAAGAGATTTCGCTCAACGAAGGAGGTAACAAAATGACAGAAAATACAGATGCAACAATTGAGAAGTCAATTGATGTTGAGACTCCTGCCGAAGAAGTTTCATCTGTTTCGGAGATTGCAGATACTACAGTTGAAAAGGCTGCAGAGATTTCTGAAGTTGAAGATACACTTGATTTTGAGAAGATGGTTTCAGACCTTAAAGCCTTCTTTGGTGAGTCACTAGAAAAGTCCAACACTAACTATGCTACACACGCAGCAACAGTAGCGGACATGTATAACATTGTTAACGAGACCAGAGCTGAAATGGCTCGTTTGTCCAAGGCATATGAGGATATCCAGAAGGCAAATGAAGATCTCGCTACAAAGTACGAAACCTTGAGTAAGTCAGTAACAGATATGTTCGGAAAGATTGAGTATGTTGATCATCAACTCAAGAATTTTGAATCTGCTACTGCAGTTCAGAAGTCCATTGGGGTAGAAGCTCCAATGGGTCAAACAAAACCAAAACAAAGTATATGGCAAGGTGCTTTCCTCAGTGCTTCTAGCATATAAAAAAATACAGAAAAAATAAGGTGGTGAAATAAAAATGAGTAATGAACTTCTACAAAAAGTAATTGATACTACGGACCTCGGTTCTTCAGCAGTCAATGCATCTACAGACTCTGCTACCCTTTCAGGTAACGGTCTCCTATATCCAGATCAAGCTAACCGCTTCTTGGATTACATGTGGGATGCAACAATCTTGGCTAAGACAGCCCGTACAATCCGTATGCGTTCAAACACAACCGAGATTGATCGTGTTGCTGTTGGACAACGTATCATGACCGTCGCACAGGAAGATAACCCACGTAACTTCGTGGCAAGTGGTGATAGCTATACAAACGCTAATACTACTACTTTCTCTGCACAAAATGCTACATTTAACAAGGTATCTCTTACAACACGCAAGCTCCGTCTTGACTGGGAACTTTCAGCAGAGTCTCTTGAAGACAATATTGAAGGTCCAGATCTAGAGGATCACATTGCACGTCTTATGGCTACCCAGGCTGGTAACGATATTGAGGATACCCTTATTAACGGTACTGGAACTGGTTCAGGTTTGATGTCAGCATTCGCAGGCTTCCGTACATTGGCACTTAACAACGCACACGTTGTTGACGCTGCTGGTTATGGACTTGACAAGACCGTATTCAACCAAGCTATCAAGACCCTTCCACGTAAGTACAAGCAACGCAGAAACCAACTTCGCTTCTTCACAGGATCAAACTTGGTTCAGGATTACCTATTCAACCTAACAGCTAACGCTGGTAACGGCAACCCATTTGATATCGCTTCAGGTATCATCCGTGGAGATGTCGCTGCTAACGATGGCGGTCCAGGTTCAGTAACTCCTTTTGCGTTTGGAATTCCAGTTATCAACGTTCCGTTGATCAGCGAAACCCAGACTTACAATGGATCAGCTAACACAGGTGATGTTCACTTGACATTCCCGCAAAACTTCATTATTGGTATCAAGCGTGACGTAACCGTCTATCGTTTGTTCCAGCCAAAGAAGGACACAATTGAATATACACTATTCATTCGTGTTGGTTGCGTAATGGAAAACTACGATGCACACGTCATCGTTAAGAACATTGCAGTAGCAGGCTCAGTAATGTCTACCCCATCATTTGGATCAGCATACAATGGTTCAAACGTTACAGGTGGATTGAACGGCGAGACATTCTAATTTTAATTAGATGCAAGGCGGGGAGTTACTTCGGTAGCTCCCTTAGCCATTTAATGCTATAATAAACAATGACGAGAGGAAGTCAAATGTCATTTACAGATTTAAAAATTACAGAACTAAGAAAAGTCGCAGATTCTTTTGCTATTGATGCATCAGAATTAAAGACAAAACAAGAAATCATTGCAGCCCTTGAAGAAGAGGGCATCAGCTATCAAATGTATGCTAAGTTTGATAATGCTGAAAAGCAAGATATTGAAGTACCAGAGTTTGAAAAGCAGAAGAGAGAAAAGAAGATCATGTCAAAGACAGCAAATCAAGTGCTTGTAAAGATGGAAAGAAATAACCATTCATATCAAGTTGGCGTTTTCCAGTTTACACAAGAGCATCCATTTTTGGCTATGTCAGAAGCAGACGCTCAAAAGATTTTTGATACAGAGCAGGGTTTCCGTCTTGCGACTCCTCGTGAGGCTCAAGAGTACTACGCTTAAAAATTAAATAGGGGGTGTTCTGATTGCAAACAATCAACACAAACAGCCAGGAAAAGATTTACCTAGAGGTATATAGTAATGGAGTATTATCGCAGGCAGATTCACTGCCAACATTGTCAATATACAATGCGGACAGCGATATTTACAATCCTGGAGGTACAATCAGTCAGACACCCCTCTATACCAATTTAAATGCTTACGATGAGCCCGCAACTGGAGTTTATTCATATCAACTAACACCAAACATTACAAGTGTAAATATGGTGCTTGAAGTAGTTTGGTCTTATACCCAAGGCGGGGTAGCGGTGAAGACAACAGATTACTATAGTATTGAAACTCCATATGCTTCAATACCAGAAACAATGGATTTTCTAGGATACACGGGAGACTCTTCTAAGCCTAACTATATTGATCCGAACACAATTATTAAGACCGAAAAAATGGCAAGAACCATTATTGAAGGTTATGCGGGAATTAAATTTTATAAGTATTATGGTTTTCAAGAAATTTACGGAATTGGTGCAAATACAATTCAGCTAACAGAGAAGATGCTCTCGTTGGATCAGATTTGGGAAAATCAAATTTTAGTATTTGATGGAACAACCAGTCCAGTCTATAATACTTTTGGATATAACACAGAGATTAGCCCTACTGGTTATCAGCTTCGCATTTGGTACCCAGCCTGGCCAGACGGCTGGAACAACGAAATGGATCCAACCATTTACGAATCGGGTCGTTTTAGAGATACCTACCTATATCGTTTTGTTGGAGAAATTGGTTACAATTATGTTCCAGAAGATATTAAGCTTGCTTCAATGCTTTTGCAACAGGATATTATGTCAAACGACTACAACTGGAGGAACAAGTATTTGTCACAAGTTAACTTGAGTGAAATTTCATTCAAGATGGCAGGCGGGGCATTTAATGGTACAGGCAATGTTATGGTTGATAACATCCTAGATCAATACCGCAAGGCAAATATTGTAATTATCTAATGTTAAATAACCTAGTCTCATTTGCAGGATCAATCATGAATATGAACGCAGATGTTTATATTCAAGAAAATACTCAGGATGCCAATACTGGAGAGATTACCCGTCAATGGGTATATTCTCAAACTATTCAGTGTCGTATTGAGCCTGTTAAATCACGTGGTGCTTCTACAAGAACAGACAATAAGACGTTCGGAACAACTGGAGACGAGTTATATAACGAAAAATTTCAATTAAAGATGTACGGAACCTCCTTGCTTAGTAAGCGTTGGCGTATTCAAAATATCAGAACAAATAAAGGTAAGTCAGTATTTGTTGAAATTGATAGAACAGGAACACCAGATACAATTTTTGAAGTAATGTCTTCACATGCGGTTGTTGATCCTTTTGGATCAATTTCCTATTATGTGTCAGTACTTCTAAGGACTGAGCTACAAGATGACTCTGAAGCTTGAGATTGACACAAAACAACTAGTTCAAGGCTTGGATGATTTAGTTATAGGAATTGATCAACTTGTAAAGCCAAAAGCACTTGAGCAAATATCAAGAGCCGTATTCTCCATAACAGGAGAAAGATTTATGGTTGATATTGATAACTACTCAAGAGCTAATCCTAAAAAAATGCACCACGTTTATGAGTGGGGTCAAATAGGAGAAAAAACAGCAAGGCTATTTGTTTTAGAAAGAACCTCTGTTCTTGATGGAAGTCTTTTAATAACAACAAATTTTTTGCAATCAAAAATGCCAGTTCCAATAAGCCCAGAGCTTTTAAGACCAGGTAAGACTGGCAAGGTTGTAACTGCAAGAAATATTTTTGCTAATAAAGCACAAGTTATGGAGCAAGGAAATCCAGTGTCTTTTCAAGCAAAAAGAATACTTGCCATGACTTCTGGAAACGGCATCGCTTTCGTAGCACCTGGCACACAGATTAATATTCTTCACCCAGGAGGAATTCAGACAAGAAATGCTTTTGCTGAGTATTTGCTTGAATGGTACAGCAAAAATGGTAATGTAATTATGGAATCATCTGGGGTGTATGAGAGAATAGCTAGTGACGTTGCAAAAGTTTTAAGCACTAAGGGTGGAAATGCGACGGGAGTACAAAAAGCAGTTACTTTAATTGCTGATGCAGTAGATACAGGGAGTGTAATAAGATGACGGTAGATTATTCAAGAGTGGCAGCCACAGATGTCAGAAATGCTATTTGGGCTCAGTTGCAAAGCTATGGCATACTTCATGCTAATGACTATATTCCACAAGGCTCTAATGGCCTTACAACCGCTCTTTGCCCTATTATTCCATCACAGCAGGTGCCAGAATTTAACAATTTGCTGCCAGGTAAAACCTATATAACCTATGACATTATTCAAAAAAATTACGGGGTTCAATGGTGGCTTTCACAAGAAACTATGGTTCTCCAGATTATTTCAAGAAGCAATGCTCAGATCCTGACCATATCAAACTTCCTGACAGACTTTGTCAGACGCTATGAGTATTCAGCTGCTGATATAAATGACGTGGCTCATACAGCAAATAGCCCATTTAAGTTCTTATATTGCAGACTAGAGGCAGCCAACCCAATCCAGCCATTCCAAGATGAAGGCGGGTTCATGAGTGGTGACTTCTCATTCATGTATACCTATACCCGTTCGGTAGATGAGGGTACAAACTCCAATACTGGAAGATATATCTAAAGTTTGAATTATTTCCAACAAATGCTATGATTTTCTATGAGGAAGCAAGTTGTCGTCTTTTTTGTTTTAAATTTAAAATAAATAAGGTGGTGAAATAAATAAATGGCTCTAAACACTAAAAATGTAATCGTAGGTGCAGCAGCACTTTTTACTAGCGTTGGAAACAACACTAATACTTTTGGTCGTCCAGCAACAGACTCTACAACTCTTGGTACTTTGTTCCCAGCTGGTGTTCCAGCTCGTCAAGGTCTCCTTGCATCTAATGGAGCATCTAACGGTGGATACCGTGAAGTAGGATTTACAAACACAGGACTTGAGATTTCATACGAACCAGTATATGGTGAGATTATGGTTGATCAACTTTTGGACGCAGCTCGTATCTTTAAGCAAACTCTCAAGGTTTTGCTAAAGACCGAACTTACAGAAGCAACTCTTGAGAACCTTACATTCTCATGGGGACAAATGGACTCTTACTATGTTGCAAATACTGCAAGCACAGTAACAGCAGTCCCATCATTGGTTAACAATGATACAGCTTTGGGTAACTCAGACTCTCCAGCAGCAACATTGAACTTGGCTGCAGGTGCTCTTGGTGATACACCAGTAGAGCGTGTACTTATTGCAGTTGGACAAGCTCCAGCTCAGATTGGTACATCTCAGTCATACGCAGATCCAAGCGGTGCATCAGGATCAACAGTAATCGGCGCAGGTGCAAATACAAACGCACTTCGTAGCCGTGAGCGTGTCTATGTGGCACGTCGTGTTGTTTCAATTGATACAACAATGCATGCTTTGAAGCGTGATGCAGCAACAGTATTCCCAGTGAATTTCCGTTGCTTGCCTGATACTTCATATGCTTATGCAGGATCAGAATACGGTGTAGTTATTGACCGTGTATACGGAACTAACTAAGCTGTAAACTACAACTTAATATAGAATTTCAGGCCCCGTCAGAAATGGCGGGGTTCTGAATTTGTCTTGACTAATTATATTGGTATAATTTAACTAAACAAAGGAGCTATAAATTGGCAACAACCGTATATGATATAGTAGAAATTGAATTAAGTGATGGAACATCCATTACTCTCAAGCCGCTGCCTATTAAGCAGTTGAAGAAGTTCATGGATATTATTAACGCCATGCAAAAGGATGAGAATCAATCAGAAACCGCCGCAATGGATATATTTGCGGATGCAGCAATGATTTGTTTAAATGCTTTGGGTAGAACAGATCTCGGAACAAACAAAGATAAGTTTGAAGAGACAATTGAAGTTCCTACTATGATGAAGATTTTGGAAGTCGCAGGAGGTCTAAAGCTTACAGACCCAAACCTTCTGGGAGCGGCTCTAGTTGGGACGAACTAGATCTACGCTCCTTAGAGTCTGAAGTTTTCTTACTCGGTCATTGGAAAAACTTTGACGAGTTAGAAGAAAGTCTTTCTATCAATGAATTAGATGCAATTCTAAATTCAATGAGAGAGAAAGAACATCGTGAAATGAAGTTTATGGCTTCATTGCAGGGTGTGGACCTTGACGAAGCTTCCAAGGAACCAGAAGATGTTACTGCACTTAAAAATGCAAGAATTGCTTCTGACGAAGGTTTCGGAATTGGTGAAGGACTTGGATTCATGTCGCAGGAATGATGGGGGTGTAAACTAATTGGCTAATATAGAACTTAATATTGTTGCGTTAGGTGACTTCTCCTCAGTTAACGCACAAATTAAAGCTCTTCAAGCCCAAGTCGCATTGCTCCAACAGGGCATGGCGGGTGTTGGTGTAAACTCAACCCTTGCAAAAGATTTAAATAATATAGCCAATTCCTTTAAGCAGACAATGCTTTCAACTGGTCAATTTACTGCATCTACAGTTAAGATGGCCACTGAAACAGAAAAGTTTGGTCAAGCACTTCAAAAGGGTAGCTTAGGAATTGGTAACTATTTTAATATACTTACCAATAGAGCTTCTTCTGCAACGAGTAGTGTCAAAGCTTTAGCTGTAGAACAAACAAAGCTTCAAAATTCTGTCATTATGTCAGACCCTACAAAACAGGGCTTTTATTCAGTATTTACTCCTACCACTATAAATGCAGTGGCGAATGCAACAAAGATTGCTGCAAATGAACAAAATATTTACAATATCGCAGTTGAAAAAGGATCACAAGCTTTAATCAACTGGGGTAAGAATACACAATGGGCGGGACGTCAGCTAACAGTTGGTATGTCTATGCCATTAATCCTATTTGGACAACAGGCTATAGCATCTTTTGATAGTGTAAACAAGGCCATTACACAGCTTCAAAAAGTTTATGGAGAAGGATTGACTCCTCCAAGCCAAAATTCAATTAATCAAATTTCTCAACAGGTTTTGGACCTTGGAAGAAATATGGCTTCTACCCTAGGAATTACCCAAGAATTTACTGTTCAAGTAGCATCATCATTTGCTGCTATGGGTAAAATGGGGACAGATTTAACCACTGCTACCGAGCAAACTGTAAGATTAGCAAAACTTGGCAACCTTGATCAACAGACAGCTACAAGTGCTGTTATTGCTCTTCAAAATGTTTATAAGCTAAATACAACCCAGTTGTCAGATGCAGTTAATTACTTTGGTGCAATTCAGAAGCAAACATCCCTTTCTATGAATGACCTTGTTTCTGCAGAAAGTAGAGTCGGACCAATTATTGATCAGCTTGGCGGAAGTTATAAAGATACTTCTGTTATGTTGCTTGCTATGAAAGAAGCAGGTGTTCCAGCAGCACAAGCTGCAAACGCATTAAAGTCAGCATTTGGCTCTATCATCGCTCCAACCGCTGCTGCAAATAAGGAATTCCAGTCGTTTGGTATTAATCTGGATTCAATTAAAAATGCTGGCGGACCAGTTCAAATGATTCAGGCTTTGCAAGCAAGCCTTCAAAATTTGTCTCCACTTGTTAGAGAACAGCTTATTGAAAAGCTATTTGGAAAATATCAGTTTGCAAGAATCTCAGCCCTTATTGAAAACTTTGGAAAAGTAGGAAGCCAGACTGCAAATGCTATTAAGGTTGCAAATGCTTCAAGCCAACAGATACAAAATCTTGCAAATCAAGAGCTTACACAAGCTACATCAACTCCATCTGCACAGTGGACAAAAGCTATGGCTACTATTAAAGCAGATTTGTATCCTGTAGGACAAAAACTTCTTGAATTTGGAACTAAGATTCTTCAATTTGGCAATGGTATCGCAAAATTATTCCAGGGACTACCTGGTCCAGTTAAAGCTGTTATGGGAGCACTTGCAATAGGTGTGGCTTTATCAGGACCAATAATTATGTTAACTGGTTTGTTTGCAAACTTTGTTGGATATGTAATTAAAGGAATATTTAATTTAAAGCAACTTGCCACGGGCGGCAAGACCTTAGGACAACTATTAACTCCAGAAATGATTGCAGCCCAAAACGCTAGTAAATTGTTTGGTGATGGAATAGCTTCAGATGTAGAAGAAATTGATTTGTTAAATACTGCTATTAAGCAATTGACGGTAAGTATGCAAGAGCTTATAGCAAGCATGAACCAAGGCGCAGGAATTTCAACTCTTACAGAAGCAGTAACAGCTCTTGATTCAGTTGCCACGGCCGAGGCGGGTATACCAGAAGCCATTAGAAACATTCCTTTCAAGGCACCAGGTATGGCTACAGGAGGATATGTTCCAGGATCAGGAAATTCAGATACATTCCCAGCAATGCTTACTCCAGGTGAAGCGGTAATTCCAAAGGATAAGGCTAGAAAGTATGGACCATTTATCAGTGCAATGATTGATGGTAATTTGCCAGGGTACGCTGTCGGAACACAATCAACATTCGGAGAAGCAACATTTGTTAAGCCAGGTTCAACAAGTGCTCCTTCAGAAATTGCGGGACTTGCAAACTATATAATAGGTCCACAGCTTGAAGCAATAAGAGCAATAATAGAAAAATTAAATCTTACATTAAATCCAAAGCAAATTAATGATATGTTAACTGCAGACGCAGCACACATAAATCATGCAACAACACCAGAGGGCTACAAGGCTTGGCAACTAAGCAATTTGACAGGTGCAACAGGAGCAGAGAATAAAGCTTTGGAATACATGTCTGGCGAGGGTGAAGCAAGAAAAAACATTAGACCACAATGGCAAGCTTCAACAGACAAAGTAATGGAAGCAATGCTTGAGGGAGTTAATGATCCAGCAGTAAGAGAGCAAATTAAAGCAACAGCAGCAAGAGTAAGAGTAGGCTCTCAACCTATTGATAGGTTTGAAGGCGAATTTATGAACGCCGTTTTGGCGGACATGATGGAAAAAGTAAAAAGTGGTCAAATTAAAGCATCTTCAGCTACAACCAATTATTTGCCCGTTGCAAAAGCAATTTCAGATGCAAGACTAAATGGAGATTTGCCAAGTTATGAGTCTTTAACTTATAAGGCAAATGAACCAGGAATCTTAGCTGCAATGACAAAGAGCGGAAAAGATGCAGAAATGGCTGCACGTGAAGCTGCAGCACAATATATTGCCGCATTAAAAGCAGGAATTCAAGCAGGTACAGTAACTGTTGAAGAAGCAGTTGCAGATCTTGTAGCAAAAGGATTATCTGCAGGACAAGCAACAGCAGAAATTGCAAGCCCATCTGGTTTGTTTAGAAGAATGTTGGGATTGCCTCTTGCACAAGGGGCAGCACAAGGAGTTATTGAAGGCACACCAGAGTTAGAAGCAGCAGTAACACAATCTGTTGAAGCTGCAGTTACAACTGGAGAAGAAGTTGCAACCAAATCTGGAGGAGTTTTAGGCAGGGCTAGAAACTTTATGTCTGGCAATGCCATGGGTGGCGGAGTTGCTGGAGGTATGGGTGCAGGAATGACTGCAATGATGATGGGCCAGATGGCTTCCCCATTGTTAAAAAAGATTCCAGGTGTTGGTGGAGCAGCTTCAGCAGGCGTTGGCGATGCGTCAAGTGCATTCGGTTTAGCAATGATGGTTCCAGGTCTTCAAGAACTTGCACCAGCAATCGCTGGCGTGGCGGGAGCCTTGGGAATAGCTAAATCTGGAATAGATTCATTGATGGCATCAGAAAAACAACATCAAGCTGAAGCCACATCTTCATTTACTGCAAGTTCAGATGCAATTACAATGTTTGGCAGTGCAGTAAATAATTCATCTACTAATATAATAGCTTTTACAAATGGAGTAAAAGAAACTGCTCCAGAGTTAACAGCTTTACAACAAAATGTTCAAGCTATAAGTAAACTTGCAAAAGATAATCCATTTAAATTGATGACTGAAGATATTAAAGGTTTAAATACGCCTTCATCAATAATTGGAACATTAAAGCAATTTGCAGCAACACAAGTGATGAACGGGCTAGACCCTTCTAAAGTTAAAGATATGGTTACAGCTATATTGTCATATACTGGTCAGACACAATATCTTAATGCCGCCCTTAAAGAAATTGTTCCTTCTACAGAAAGTGCAGCTGCAGCAACTCAAACTTGGTTTGATAAGATAAATAAAGGTGTTGGAATAATTGATTCTAATGCTACAAGCTTTTCTCAATTAAGTAAAATACAGCAACAGTATGCTCAAGGATTACTTCAAGTTGTAACAACTCAGGTTGAATCAGGTTCAACTGCACAACAAATTAAAAGTACTTATGATATTCTTACAAATAGCATTAAAGATCAAGTAGGAGCTTATCAGTCTTTAATTTTAGCTGCAGAGCAAGCAGGACAGACGGGCTTAGCAACCAGTTTACAACTTTCTCAAGCTAATGGTCTATCAATAGCACAAGCTACTACTTTGGCTCAAGTAACACAAGCAAGTGGTTCAAACGTACCTATGGACGCAAAGTCCTTAGCTGAAGCTTTATCAACAACTAACGGTATAACTGCTATTGCTCAAAAATATGAAGACAGTGTACATTCAACAGCTCAACAAGCATTAAATGTTCAAAAAACAGCAGTAGGACAAGCTCAAACATTGCAATCACTACAACAACAAAAAAAGGTTGTAGATGCACAACTTAAAGACGAAAAAGATAAAGAAGCTGCTATTAAAGCACAAAATCAATTTTTACTTTCACAAACAGATATTGACAATCAAATTCGTACAGCAACAGCTTCAGGAAATTTCTTACAAGCTTCCCTACTTAGACAACAAAAAGCTTCAAATGCTTATGATTATGCAACATCTCAAAACGTAAGTCCGCTTCAAGCAAAATCAGATGCTCTTGCACAAAAAATAGCAGACATGCAAGATGCTGCTGCAACAACACAAACTCAAGCAGCAGGTATACAGCTTAAAGCTGCACAAACTGCTGTTGATGCAAGCGCAAAAGGAACTGCAGGATATGCTGCTGCTGTACAAGCACTTGTTCCAATTCTTCAGGCAATTGCTCAAAAACTTGGTAATCCAAATGCTAAACAAGGTGATTACTCAAATCCTATTAATGCAACAAATTCAATACCAAAAACTACAGAAGGCGATGCATCATTTGATCCAAATTACAATGGCGGAAGATTAAGTCAAGAAGCAGTATTTAATTATGTAAATAAAAATAAATTAAAAAAGGGACAATATTTTACTTATAATAATCAAAAATATAGAGTTACATCAGGATATAATGACAATGCTGGAGGAGCAGCTATACATGTAAAAGCTGCAGGAGGTTTAATTTCTGGCCCAGGAACCTGGACGTCTGATTCAATACCCGCAATGCTTTCAAATGGAGAGTATATAACAAAGGCTGCATCAGTTGCTAAATATGGCGTAAGTTTTATGAATTCAATTAATAATGGTTCTTACCGCCCATCAATTCCAAATATGGCGGGAGCTTCAAGTTTGGCTTTAGCCAATTCTGGAACAGTAGGCGGTTCAGTATATAATATTACAGTGAACGCACAAACAAGTGCCAATACTGATGAAATAGTAAAGGCAGTAGTAAATAGCGTAAAGAGACTAGAAGGAATGTCTAGCTCAAATAGAACTGTGAGGGTATAATGAATTTTCCAATAGCGGCGGGAATCCAAGTATCCTTAGACTACAATGAATCTACAAATACGGGTACATGGTATAAGCTAAGCGACCATGGAAGAAACCCCATAGGCATTCAGTATGACCTAGTTCAACAACAGCAAAGAATGGCAAATGGAACAATGCGTCAATATGTTGTTGCAAGAAAGTTTAAGATTACCGCCGATTGGAAAGACTTGCCAACACTTGACTCAAATGTAGTTGACTACTCGGCAAGTCAGTATGGACCATTTGGTGCAGCATGGATAAGATCGTTTTATGAAAAGAATGCATTCTACCCTATTTGGGTTAAGCTAACTGTTGCACAAGATACAGGTTCTTTAAATTCAAATGCTTTGCTTCCAGATCCCGCCACATATCAAGACTCGCTTGGAGTAACTAATAGCGGATTGCCAGGAGACAATAATACAAGCGGCACCACAATATATAATGCTTTTATGACTACTTTTACATATGATGTAACAAAAAGAATGAAGCCGTCAGGTTCAACACAAGGATACGATTACGTAAACGTTAAAATAGAATTTACGGAGATTTAATGCTATCCGTAACTACAGACATTCAGAATTATTTTAATTCAAATTCAATTCGTGTGCTCCCGCATGTATCTGGGGAATGGAACTATAATTTAATTTATTCTCCATATGCAACATATTCGGGAACTGGTAAAGGCCCAACAACTGCAAAAATTATGAACCCAGCATCTTGGAATTTTGCAGGTAAGACGAGCGTAGTATCTTCAACAGCAGGCAAAGTTACAAGCACTTTTACAGGCAAGACAGCTCTAGAATTTTTAGTATCAACAACCACAAATGTAGCAGGAGCGCTGGATACAAGTGACACAACAAATTTTAATGGTTCTGCAAGCATAAACATATCAACGGGTGGTTCTGTAAATAAATGCTATAAGATTGTATTCCTTGCAAGATCACTTGATAATAACAGAATTAATCTTATTGCACAAGGTTCAAGTGCGGGTACACAATTAAGCGGTACAGCATCAGTAGAACTTGACAACCTAGATTGGCAAAAAGTAGAGTTTAAAATAGGTCAAAAGCCAACTGATGGAAACTTTTCAAACTTTACATTGACCCTAGATATGGTTAACTCTACACTTAGTTCAACAGGAAACTGGGGGATACTTGTAGATCAGATACAGATTTATGAAATTACATATTTTGATTATCTATACGGAAACTTATGGGATACAGATAGCGTGTTTCACTGGTTTAGACCAGGTGATAGCTTTGTAAGATCTGGAAATTCTTCATTGCCAGATTCGGCAGTAGCAAGAACTATTGCTGCAACTCCGTCAGGATGGAATAACTCTGCACCATGTAGTGCAATGGTTTACTCGCCAAGAGTACTTTTTTCAGCTGCACAAAACGCAATATATAAAAACGGAGTTTTAAGCCCATTCTCACAATATAAGTATTTTGTTTCAGAATTGCCAAATGGCTCAACTTCAATAGGAGCAACATATCAAGAGCTTCTTGCAACTAATAAGATTGTTTTAAAGTTTAACGTAAGTCAATCCATTCCAGACAACATTGTAGTAAATATTTCTAATAGCACTACTAATGTAACTACTGCAATAGCCGTACCCTCAAACTGGATTTCAAGCTCGGGTGTTTGCGTACTATATTGGAACGGATCAACATGGTCAAACACCAAGTGGACCTGGTCTCCGAATACAACTTCTGGGATGCCATTTATAGGCCCTCAAGGAGAGATTCAGGTATATTCGGGCGGGAGTTTAGTAAATGGCTACCAATATATAGATAGTATCTCTGTAACCCAATTATCTTCAACCCCAGTAAATAACTATATAGGTCTAAAGACAAGCAATCCAAGTGCATATAATGAACTTACTAGAATGCAGGTAATTGAAGTATCCCCTAGAATGGAGATTGATTTATCCTCGTTTGTTCTTGATTTTGATATAAAGAAAGAGCTAGATAACTCTGGTACCCCGCTTCCTATATCTTCAATGTCAGCAAATTCTGCTACGGTTTCTTTTTCTAACATACCGCTGATTGGCCCAAATAACTATCCACTTTCAGTATTTTCTAATGATGCTAATTCATCACAATATATATCACCATTGCAAGGAATGATAGTTAAAAACATTAAGCTTTACTTAAACTATTATTTGCCAGAAAAAAGCAATTATGTAATTCCTTCTGGTGTAGTTTACGTTGATAGCTGGGATAACACAGATATCAAGGTTGCAAAAGCAAACTGCTATGACATTATAAAGTTCTTGCAAACATTACCTGTTGCTGACTATGTATCTCAATCTCAAAGCACAATTAATATCTTTACTAACTTAATGGATACCGCTGGGTTTACGGATTATGATTACGATAGCTTGCTTTCAGTTCTTTCAGATTCAAATCAGCAAGTTGTAACGAACTACTTTTTTGCTGATAATGCAAACAAAACTGTTTATCAAATACTTCAAGAAGCCTTCTTAGCTTTTCAGGTTGGTTGTTTTATTGATGAATATGGAATTATGAGGTTCTTAAACCTTAACCAAATTATTTCAAATGATACACCATCAAAAAATGCTGATGGAACATCTCTTGCAATTGTTGATAAAGATGTAGTTATAGATACTTATAACGAAAACATTAAAACTAAAATTGGTAAAATATTAATGCGTTACCGTGCGCCACAAATTAAAAGAAGCATTGGGCTAGGATCTAGCACCACAACACCTACAAGCATTTTGCAGGTAGCGCCAGACATTATCTGGCAACAAGATTCCGAGGACCTGGTTCCATTTAACATTTTACAAAATGATATTTCAAGTGTTTCTCAAAATTATTATACAACACCACAAAGTTCTTTTGACAACTTGTTCCTTACAACCGTGCTGGGGCACAAAGGATATTGTGTCATTGAAGGCGAAGTAATCTCATATGGAGACATGGAAATTATTATTTCAGCAACTGACACAAATGGAGTAGTTGTAGCATCAGAAACAGTTTATGTAAAAGATCAAAATGACTTAACTGCAAAAATAGCTCAGTTTTCTAACCAGTACGGGTTGGCAAATGTTACTTCAAATTACACGGGCAGATTTGTAAATGTTTCAAGAGGTTTGTTTGGTACAGTAGCAAAAACACATAAGATTATGACAAATGCCAATAAAGAATATTCTAACAAATTCTATACAAGAGCGCTTTCTCCAAACTCTTCTACCATATCAGTAACTTCAGATCCATCAGTTTCAACGGTTATCAATGTTCCGACTTTGGGCGCAAATATTAAGACTATGGTTTTTGCAAATCAGCAAGATGCTGGATATTCAACATACTCTGCAAACTTTAGGTTGCCTCAATCATCAACAGATATAAGCGGAGGAATCTTCTTTAACTGCTCTGGAAACACTTCGCTATCGGGCAATACATATTTTATTGAAGTAGCGTCTAGCCCTTCATCTAAAAATAATGCAGAAAGAACTTATAAATTATATTTTTATGAGTTGGATTCTTCGGGCAATAAAACATCTTTGTTGACTAAAACAAGCTTAGATGTCACTTCAGCTATTACAAACTATATGATTAATGAACCAGATGACTCTTTGTATCAAGGATATGTGGGGGGATTTGTAAATATAAAGTTTGTAAATACTCCAGGCAAAAGAGTTATTTATGTAAACAAAACAAGATTTATACTTGATCAACTAACATATACTGATCCTAAATCAAGTAAAACAACAATAACAAACCCAGGATACTTTAACGCTGCCGTATCTTTATTAATGCCTTCAAGTTTTCAAAATACTAACTTTGGCTTCTTTACAAATACTACAAGTTCTTCAACTACAACGGTAGAGTTATCTACAGTTTATGCAACCGAAAGCCCAATTGATGATATTGTTGATTATTATTTTCAAACTAAAGATTTTCTTAATGCTATGGTTGCTGGTTACAATGTAACTGAAAAGAGCTTCTTTGCACAAGCAAGACCACAGATATTTGGAATTAACTTTTATGATGTACAACTAGCCTTAACACCATCCCTTGGAACAGATATATTTAAGGCAAACTATTTGTTTACATATTATCCTAACAACGATCAATCGCAACCTCCTATAACCTTAAATGTTCCAGACTATGCCCTTTCATATTCTAATGTTGCCTCAACAGGATTTAGAGCTAAGTTTGCTGTAGCCAACGCAAGCAATTACTCTGTGTATACAAAGACTGGGCCAGAATTAAAACAACTTGTAGATTCCGCCCTTCTGTTATCTTCAAGAGGTGTTACAGTTTTAACTCCACAATTAACAATTGAAAAAGTAATTAGTCCGCAAAATGTTAATGAAGTTGTAGAACTACAGTCAGACTGGATTCAATCTGCAGATGCAGCAGATAGCATATTAAAATTATTATCATATTCTGCAGATTCTTTTAGTAGAGATATTGTTATAAATGTGTTTGGCAAACCACTTATACAGGTAGGCGACGTTTTGACTTTGCATTACAATTTAAAAAACATTGGTAATCCAAATGACAGTCTTGCAGACATAACATTTTTTGTTCAAGGTGTGGAGCAAGCCTGGGCAAACGGAGGTATTACAACAACTCTAACATTGAATCAGATAACTTATAATGGAGTAACAAGACAGTCTTTGAAAAATTATTATCCACAAACAAGCTATCTTGCACAACTTCCAAAGCCAGTTAAAGTCACTCCAACAACTGGCTCAGACTTAGGTGGAACAAACGTAACAATTACGGGAACAAACTTTCTTCCAAACTCTACAGTATATTTTGGTAAAAATGCAGCAACAAATGTTACATATGTAAATAGTACAACTATAACTGCTACAACTCCTGCCACAACAATTCCAGGACCTACAACAATATCAGTTGTTGCAAACGGTGTCACGGGATCGTCTGGACCAATATTTACTTATACAGTTCCAGCACAACAAATACAGACGGTATCAAATCTATCAGCTACGCTTGGCACGTACAACTCATCAATTTTTGCATATCCTCTAAACATAACTTGGAATGTAAGTAGCACGGCGGGAAGTCAGTATAACGCCTTTAATCTAGAAATAGATGGTCCAGTATCTAAATATACATATTCAAATGTTGGAGATACTATAAAGAGTCAGAATACCTATACAACACCTGCCGCATTTTATTTTGGAGATCAATTAACTATTACGCTAACTCCTTTATATATTGATGGTAATGGAAATGTAAATAAGGGTACTGCTGCAACATATGTTTTAAATACAATACCTCAAAATATAGGACCTCAACAACCAGCGTTGGTTGCAGGGGATTTTACAGTAGCAGCAAGCCAAAATCAGTTCGGAAGCATACCATTGGTAGATGTAACTATAGGTTATATATTAGGAGCTAATACTACTTATACTCATGGATATTTAACCAATCCATCAGGAGGAAGTGCAACTGTTGTTGCAACAGGAAACGCAAATCAAATAACTTTCAGTGGTATATCCAGTAACCTGGGCAATGTTACATTTTATGTAACTGGTGTAGGTTCATCTTCTGAAAGTGCTGCAAGCTCAGAAACAATTAATGTAACAAGTGGCACATCAACATCAACAAATAACGGTTTGCTTGCACCAGTTATTACAAATTTAACCACAAACATTATTAATGGTAAATCAGGAACTGTTTCAGTAGAAATACAACCCACTAGCGGATCAAAACCTTTGCAATATTCGTTAAACCATATTTCTGGAACTGTGGCTTCTTCAAGCAATTTGCCAGTAACTGATTTGTATCCAGTATCTCAACTAACCACATTACCTGATAATAATTTGCTAATAACAAGCTCTTTAATAACAAATTTGGTAGGGAGCACATATACATTTTATGTAGATGCAATTGATTCAACGGGCGCAGTATCTTCGTCAAGCAATAATTTAACAGTATCGGTACCTGCTACATCTATAAGTGCTACAGGTGTTTCAAACACTGGATACCTAGACTGGACAGTTTCTTCAAATATATTTGATAAAATAACTATAGTAGCATCAGCAGTTATTGGCAACACTACGGTTAGCGATACATTAACGAAATCGGGAAACAACTGGGTTTCTACAGCTGGAACAGTAATATCAACAGATGGATCAAATTTTGCTTACCCAGCCTCTAGTTTGTTCAGTTCTAGCTCGTATGTATCATACACCGTAACGGGATACACTTCTGGAAAATCGGGCGGTACTTCAAGCGGTTATGGATATATGCCAGGAACAGTATCTTCAAATACCGTACAAGCTGCACCAAATATATTTTATACATATAATGCAGGTACTACCCTATGGAGCTGGCAAAAAGATGCAATGGTAGGCGGTGCTACATTTGTAAACTATACTTGGAACCTGTATAGCTCTTATGCATTTGGTTCTAATCAACAACCTTATGGAACCGTTCTATATAGAAGTGGAACAGCTACCCAGCAATCTAATGGGTCATATGCGGTACAGACTGGTTATAAGAATTATTTGCTGGTAGTTTATATGCAATATACAGATGCGGGTAGCTCAACAGTTAAAAATGGACCTTCATCCTATAGTTTCTCCTCATCTGTCTAAAATGATATAATTGGGTGTACTGGAGAAAAATGACAAATCAACCAAAAAATAGTTATAATTATGAATTAACCACTAAACAGCGTGGTAAGATTTATATCTCCAAAACTGATGATAGATGGAAAGACCCTAAGAAAAGGGCAATACTTTATGCATATTATGGAGCTGCCAATGTAATTCCAGTTGATCCCGCCACATTAACTCAGCTTGAAGGATCAGGCAGCACACTGGCAACATATGCACAAGAAAATTTTAGTCCACAAATAGCTGTAACTGATTCTGTTATTTCAACAAACATACCAGGGCTTGGCGGGGGAGTAATAAATATTGATCCTCCAACAAATCTATCAGTGGTTAGTACTTCATTAAGTACAGGTTCAGACGGATCTGCATTGGTAAATATAAATGTTAGTTTTGATGGATCGCCAGGTTTTACATATGATGTAGTTGCAGTACCAGCCTCAGCCGCACTAGGCCCAGATACAGTAACAAACGTAAGCGCTACAACCTCTGGACTAACTTTTAATGTTAGTTGGACTGGTGTTTCAAATGCTTCAAATTATGTCATTTCTGCATCATCAGGATTGTCAACTTATTATTCTGCAACCCCAGTCACTGGCACCTCGGGGACTGTAACGGTAGCAAGTCATGGATCGTATACAATTAGTGTTACTCCATACAACTCTATAGGTATTGGAGGGGGAGCAGGATCAACAACTGCTACAATATAATATGGGGGTAAAATGTTAAAAGGTACTTATGTATTCAAGCAAGACGGTGTTGAGATAGGACGTTCTGAGAACGTAATTACAACAAACGGCAAAAACACCATAGTTCAATATTTGGCGGGAGCTGTAACAGATTGGGCATCAGCTATTTCAGTAGGTGCTATATCAACAGCTACATCTGTATCAGATACAAATCTATACTATGAGATTGCAAGAACTCCAGTAACTTTAAAGTCTTATATTTATGGAACCCCAAATATTATTGTTGTAAAAGGCACTATTGATTCTACAGTTGCCGCAAATATTTATGAGATTGGCGTATACCCTTATAGCACAAGTCAAGTATTTGGAAAGAGAGATCAGTTAATTATAGATGATTTTTCTAATATAGCTAACTGGTCAGGAACATATACGACAAACGCTTACGCTGCACAAAGTCCTATATCTCCTAGAAGCGGTTTGTACAATGTAAATCTTACATCGGGCAATGCAATTACCAACAGTAGCCTAGTTTTAGATTTTTCTACATATAGTACTATTGATACGGTTGATTTGCTTGTAAATGTACCGAGCGGATCTTCAGGAACGCTAACACTAACTTTTACAGATGTTAATGGATTGACATCTACAATATCTTATCCATATAGTTCAACAGGATATCAAGTATTATCTCAAGTATTTCCTTCAAGTGTATTTAATTTATCTACAGTATCTACAGTTTCTTTATCATCAACCTCAAATATTACGGTTGATGCAATGCGAGTTTCAGTAAATGCAGAACTTTCAAATAGTGCGGCCCTGGTTAGCCGTTCAGTATTAAGTACGCCTATTGCAAAAATTGCAGGCACACCATTGGATATTGAATACTACGTTCAATTATCTTAAAGGGAGGGAAGTAAATGGTAACAACAGTTCCAGTAACACAACAGCAAAAAACTGTAACCGCCTCACCAGGCGATAATGTTGTTATTCTTGTAAGAGCTAAACAAGGCAATTCTTATTCAGACTGGGCTTCACTGCCATATACCGTCCCATCAACTTCACAATCAGGTGCAAATCTTACTACTACAAACTCATCTACAGATATTAAATTAAATGGTGGATCATTATATGCAGGATCATTCCCAGGAACTACGGTAGGAACATTTAATGTTGTTTCAGGTTCAACAACAGGCACGGGAATTATTTTAAACAGCACGGGCATAGCTGGATTTGCAAACGGATCTAAAAAGTTTTATATAGATGCCTCTACTGGTAACGCATACTTTGGAGGTACTCTAAATGCAGCATCAGGAACTTTTACAGGTACTTTATCTGGAGCTTCGGGAACATTTACGGGTACTATTTCTGCTTCAACAATTACTGGTTCAACAATTTCTGGATCTATACTCAGCACAAATCCTGTAACTTATACAGGACAAACAATAAATAATTATATTTATATACATAACGGACCCACAGCAGGACAAATAGATTTTTACAACAACGGTTCAGCAATAACCTCTATGTATGGTTTATCAAGTCAATTTTTTATAAGTGGGCCAGTTCCTACCACTGTAGATTCTTATACAAACGCAAATATTACGCTTGCGGCATCAAATATTTCAATAGGATATATAGGAAGTTCAATTCTTAATAATTTAAATATAAGCGGAACTACAAAAACAGTTTCTCTAACATTTTCAACAGGTTCTTCTTACAATGGTTTAAGAAATATATCTGTTGTTTCTTCTTCATCCCCCGCCCCTTCAGGATATGATGGAGACATATATGTTACTTACTAGGGAATAAAATGGCAGCCAATATATTTTCAAATAATACATGGAATACTGTTAAGAATATTTATGTTTATATTAAAAATTCAACGCTGGATGGTTGGCAAACTGTTAAAAAAGGTTATGTTTTTATTTCAAATCAATGGCAACTATTTTATACTTCTTATAATGGCCCAACACAATTAACAAAACCTACAATATCAGGAACAGGTGCATCACTTTCAAGCGTTACTGGCACAGCTGGAACTTATCAATCTGGAACATATATATCAAAAACTTCTTATATAGGAGTTACCACATCTTCTTCTCCGCAAACAGATGGATTGACAACTTCCTCGCTTGGATCAGAATCTACAAACCCATATACAATTACACAGTCTGATGCCACAACTCCATCGTATATTTTTTATTATGTTGACGCAGTAACTGGCAATGATTCTAAAACTTATTATTATTATAGTTCATCAATACCATCATATATAGGTTCAATTTCTGACAACTATAATAGATCCGTGTCTGCTGGCCTAGGAACAGGTTCGGGTGGATATATATATAATCTTTCTAATTTAAATTCAACATGGTCAACAGCACAGATTAGTGGAACAAATTATGCTGCTAATCATACAAGACCAGCATCGGGAGCAACTCCCGCAAACTACCCATTAGAAGCCATAGAATTAACTGGCAAAACTGATATTACAGCACAAATAGATATTCCATATGATGGATCTGGGCCAGGAATTTTATTTTGGGCGGCAAGTGGAACGCAATGGTGGGCTGCATCTTCAATTAATGGTACATATTCAACAACAACATACACTTGTAGCCCAGGTTCTTACACCTATTATAATTGTGGAACTTCGGGTTCAACAACAGTATCAGATTGCCTTGGGCCAGCTGTTAATTATTTTGGTACAACTCAATCTGCTGCCACTTCAAGCGCAACAACATATTGTCATGGATGCTCAGTAACTCCAGGAGGACTGTATTCTTCTCAAACAACTTATGCTTGTGGTCCTTCTCAAAGAGCTTATACTGGTTCTCAAACAGTTGTAACAACAATTGATTCTTCAACTGTAGGTCAACCTTGCCAATTTGCTTCTTCAAATTATCCAACATTTTATTACTATATAGTTGTTGCAACTACAACAAATACTTATTCATCATCTTGTAATTATGAATCATATTCAGTATCAACATGTAGCGGAAGTTCGGCGTATTCAAACAATACTACAAGTGGAACTTGCAATTGCAGTGCACCACAAACAGGAAGCAACTGTTCGGGATCTACAATATATACAGATTCAGGAGGCACGGGATGCGGGTCTTGTGGAGTAACCACTGGAACTGGTACAGCATACTATACTGATTTAGTAATTTATTCAGCAAATGGTTCATCTGTTTCTTCTATGGCTACTTCGTCTAGCCACATAGCTACAAGTTTTTCAGGGTATAGTTCAATTGATGTCGGAAGACTTAAAGTTGTTACATCAGGAAATAGTATTGTGGTTTCTGCATATGATAGCTCTCTTACAAATCAGCTTGGAACTTTAAGTTATACAGCGTCATCTCCAACAAAAAAGTCTGCAAATGGTTCATCGTATGCTGGTATAATTATAACTCCAAGTTCAAATGACGGTTCAATTTGGGCAGATAATCTTTCAATACAGTAGACAGAAATACGCTAATAGTGTATAATGAATAAAAAGGAGAAATAAATGGTTGATAATGTTACACAAAATAATTTAACACCTATTAAAATAGCTTATGTTTTGGATGGCAAGGTAGTTGATATTTTGCATACGGACGAAAGACTTTCTGCAATATTTATGAGTAATCCAATAATCATTGATGTCACCACTCAGTTTGATGCTGATAATTCTTCTGTAAGAATTGGAATGTACTATGATCAAGCCACAGGAACCTTTTCTGAGCCTACAACAGGAGCTTAATTAATGTCTGAAAAAACACCATGGCAATTATGGAAAGAAAAAAATGAAGGCGACTCTGTAAGACCTTGGGACTTAATAAATCCAAACATTGCTAATGTGCCAAATGATGTTTTTGAACATAGATTTGAAATTTGCAAGAATTGTCCATCTTTAATTAAATTGACAAATCAATGCAAAAAATGTGGATGTTTTATGAATGCAAAAGCTAAGCTTCCACATGCTACTTGTCCAATTGGAAAATGGGGAGCATTCCATGATGTTCCAGACATGATATCGGAGGAAGAAAACTAATGGAATTGACGAATCAAGAAAAGATAGATATAATTAATCAGCACTACAAATCTTCTATGCAGAATGCTTTTGATATTCAACTAAGAATTATTGAAGAGAACGCACTAGAAAATCCAAATCAAGACACAATCAATGCTTTGAATAACAATCTTAATGTTGAGATTGCAAAACAAAAAGCTCTTGATGAACAGCTTTTATCTTTACAAAATAACTAAGGAAAAAATGGAAAAATCAGAATTGATTATCGCTGCTTTAAAAGAGCGTATATCTCAAATGGCTGGAGATCATGCTATTGAAATAGCATTATTAAGAGCAGAAATTACAGAGTTAATGGATAAGCAAAAGGCTAAAGATGAATATTCCAAGACTATTTCAGAAATCACTTCCCAGTAAAAATTATAATCCTTTGGTTCCAAGTGGGTTAATTGCCCATACAGACAAGGGTTATTTTTATATTAAGGGTAATAAGAAGTTTAAGTTTGTGTCTGAGAGGGCCATGCTTTCTTGGTCCCTGCCCATTGTTAAAACAAATGACAATATGTTAAGCAAGCTTATGACTGCAGGAACATTAGGATTCAGAGACGGCACTTTGGTCAAGGACATCTCAGATGGTAAAATATATCTTATAAGCGATTCAAAAAGACGCCACATCATAGAACCAGATGTGCTAGAATGGATTGAAGCGAATATAATCAAGGCGGGACAAAAAGAGATTCTTGTCCATACAGAAGGAGAACCACTAGATGGCAGCAATAACAACTGATAATGCAATTATTGACTATAATACTATTACCAACATTGTCAACACCTTAAATACCCATGAGGATGTATTTACAGCATTTCAGCAACAGGCACTTGTGGTATCAGCAGATCAAACAAGCAATACAATCAATAACCTTCTTGTAAGTGGAACACAAATTGCATGTGTAAGAATACAGATTCCAGCGGGATTCACTGGAAAAGCAGTAACCCTTAATCAAGCATTTAGTAATCCACCTATTATTTCAATAGCTGTTGAAACAAGTTCAACAACAGCAGTATATGTTCCACAATTTAGTTTTCAAGCAAATGCGGCAAACAGCTCATACAATATAATTAATGTATCTGTAGTTAATCCTCTTAGAACTTATGATACAACCCCAGTTGTTCTCCACATAACTGCGATCGGACAAAAGCAGTAAAATGTACGAGCCTATCAAGTTTTGGACAAAACGAGATAGAAGAATTAGCAAAGAAGGTTATGTTTTGATTAAAGTTCCAGAGCACCCAAAGAATTTTAAGGGTTGGTATTATGAGCATCGCCTTATTATAGAAAAACAATTAAATAGAATAATTAATGATTGGGAAACCATTCATCATATAAATAACGACAAGAAAGATAATAGATTAATTAATCTATTTTTATGTTCAAGATTGGAACATAACAAAGCACACGTTGCTTGACAAAAAACAATAGCATACGCTACAATTAACTAAACCTAAACAAAGGATTATATGAACGATTTAAAATGGATGATGGTGTCGGATATTCATTTCCCCCGCCACGATGCAAGAAAGGTAGAACTCTTCATGAAGGTTATGAAGTGGTTCAAACCAGATGCAGTTGACCTACTTGGCGACATTGATGATGCTGATTCAACATCTCGTTGGGCTGCAGAATACCCTGCAGAATTTTCTATTCCCGTATCTGACGGTGGAGTTACAGGCACAAGAGATTTTCTTGCTGACCTAAGACAAACGTCGGGAGCTAATGCAGAACTACATTTTCATGACGGTAACCACGGCTGGACAAGACATGGCGATTATCTTGCAAAGAAAGCTCCAGCATTCCTAGAATTCATTACGCCTGATTCACTCTATGAATATAAAAAGCATGGCATTCACTGGCACGAATATAACGAGCCTCCTGTGAAACGTTATGGTGATATGTATGGTCATCATGGTGAGTCCATTTCCAAACACTCTGGAGAATCAGTACGTAATGACGTAAACAACTGGGGGGTATCCCTAGTACGTGGACATTCTCATCGTATGGGTGCCTATTATCAAACATACAACATCACGGGGCAAGAGCTTCGTGGGTATGAGATAGGTCATCTTTGCGACGAGGACAAGATGGATTATTCCATCCAAAAGAATTGGCAGGCAGGATTTGCAGTGGCACACGTTGTCAATGATTATCCACATATGCAGCTAATTCAAATTCATGACTACACTTGTGTAGTTGACGGTAAAATTTTTACCGCATAACCTATAAGGAGAAATAAATGAACGCAAAGCGTAAGGCTCTTGTAGAGCACTATGTATATGCAACAGCTGCAGCAGCAGTGGCAATTTGGCAGGGTGGAAATCACGATGTCAAGAAGGTAGCATGGGCAGCACTCGTTGGTGTACTTGGTCCAGTTTTGAAGGCTACCATTGATCACTTCAACGCACCAGCAAAGTAAGTAATATATACAACTAAATAATGCTGAATTGTAAAAAATGTACAGGACGAGTATTCGTTGACAGAGTTTATTCCCAGAACCTGCGGGTTGAATTGTTCTGTGTAATGTGTGGGAAAAGATGGATGGTCAAGAGAGATAATAGGTTTGGTTCATGGGTAGCAAGACAAGAGGAAATTCTGCAACACGGTTACGGTATTTCTATCTAAACGATAAGTTGCATAAAGTTTTGCGTCGCTCACGTGCCGAGGACCTAGTTGTCGCTTGGGATTACCAGTTGGGTAAGCGTGTTGCTTATAGTTTGGCTGATGTCAACAAAAATAAACAATACGCTTACTCCATCAAAGAGGTATGCAAGTTAATAGGAAAGCATGAAGATACTATTAAGTGGCATTTGTATAGAGGTGATTTAAGATTCCCTCAAAGAATTTATTCTCTTAATGGTAAGAAAACTCCAGGGAAGTACTTTTGGAGCGAAGATAATATTAGAGAGATGCATGATTTTTTTAAGACGGTTCATAGAGGTAGACCACGCAACGATGGCGGGATTACCCCAGGAGACATGCCGTCTAGAGCAGAATTAGAAGCAATGATGAAACAAGAAAACATTTTATATGTTAAAAATAGCGATGGGGAATTTGTCCCAGTTTGGAAAGCACCAGAATGGTAAATAAGTCTGACAAAGATGCTAAGCATGTCTTGCATCAAGCGCTTCGTGTGTTGGAATTCACAATGGAGTTGGCTGTACAAAAGCAGGATATTGATGCTATGATAGGCATATCAGATCGTTTGATGATGTTGTATCAGCATTTATCGGACGGGACCAATGCCAAAAAGTTCAGACCAGGATTTGCTTTTGCAGATAAGGAAGAAAAGGTAGAAGATGAATCAGACTAATGTCAAGGTTGAATTACAATTCACCAAGAATCTAGGTAACTATGAAAGCCTACGCATTGGTATTGGTATTGAAGATTTTAAGCGTGACGGTGAAACTACTGATGAAGCTACAGATAGAGTTTATGCTTTTGTTGAGAAAAAGCTAATGGATAAAGTTCACGAGATTGAAGAAGAGCTAAAGGGTAAGAAATGACAAAGGATGAAGCAAAGTTAGCCTACGGATTAGTTGGGCTCTACTGTGCTTTATACAAAGAGCATTATAAGAAGCCTGCAGTAGTAAATAAGTACAGAGAAAAGTGGGCTATGCAAGACGTCATTGATAGTGTAGGATATGACAGAGCAAAGGTCCTCCTAGAGTATTACTTTAAGATTACAAAGAGTGGTCATCCACTAACTTGGTTCTTTTATAATTTTGAAAAGCTTGACCTTACATTGCAACAGACTGAAGAAGATAAGTCCCGCAGGGAATTGATTAGAGCTAGAACCAAGGATATGGTTCAGGAAAGAGACAATGAATACTGAGTCAGCCGTAATCACAGCAATATGTACCAACAAGGATATCGCAACAGTCCTTGCTGAAAATATTGACGAAGTATTTACTTCTCATAGAGATGTGTGGGAAGGATTAAAGTCTTACTATTTAAAGTTTAAAGCCGTGCCTGACGTTTCAGTTCTTACTGATAAGTTTAAAGATTTTGAACCCGCAAGTGTCAAGGGTGAGACAGCTTATTATCTTAACGAACTTAAAAATGAATACCTAGCAAGTAGAGTTAGAAACTTGCTATTGTCTTCGGGGGCAAGTCTTAAAACAGAAGCATCCTCTAGAGTTATTCAGCAAATGCAAGCTGAACTTAATACACTCGGAAAGCTTACAGCAAATGTACGAGACGTTGACCTTACAGATTTTAAGTTAGCAGAACAACACTTTGAAGCAGTTAAAAATCGTTCTGATGCTATGGGCGGTAGCCCAGGAATCATGACAGGCTTTAAGGCTATTGATTATGCATATCCCACAGGAATGGCTCCAGGACACCTTATCGTTATGATTGGTTGGCCAGGTAGGGGTAAGACATGGTTCTCCTCTTATTTGGCCTGCAAAGCTTGGGAACAGGGATTTAAACCTATGATCATATCCCTTGAAATGACCCCAGAGAATATGCGTGACCGTATCTATACTATGATGGGGTCGGGATTGTTCAAGGCTTCAGACTTCTCTAGAGGTAATATTGATATAGAGCAATTTGATGATTGGGGTACAAAGAAGTTTGCCAATAAGAACCAATTCATCCTTGTATCAAATGAAGGCACAGGTCAAGTTACACCGAATACGGTGCAAGCAAAGATTGACCAACATAAGCCTGATATTGTGATTCTTGATTATCACCAGTTGTTTAATGATTCATCTGGTGCAAAATCTGAAGTAGAACGTAACCGTAATATTTCTCGTGACTTCAAGTTGTTGGCAGTTCGCAATAATATTCCTATCATTGATATTACTGCTGCAACTATGGATGATGTGTCTGACCAAGATGCCCCGCCATTGTTGTCACAAGTTGCTTGGTCAAAGGCAATTGAATATGATGCTGATATGGCTATTGCAGTCCATAAGCAACCTGATTCAAATGTTATGGAAATTATAAGTCGCAAGAACCGTCACGGTACTGAGTTCGGGTTCTATTTGGACTGGGATTTGAACCGAGGCGTTATTACAGAGCTGTATGACAAGGGTATAGCGTAATTTATGTAATCACTGTCTAACTTGATATAATTATCAAGAAAGATTGGTGATCATGTACCCAAGAAAAATACATGACTTCTGGATGAATGGGATTATCAAAGATGATTCTATCTTTCAGAGCTCAAGGGAGAACTATGAGAGACTTTTGGTCCAGCAGATGCGAGACAAAGGTTACGTTCCTGTCCTTGACATGCAGCCTCAGTTTAATGTAAAATATAACGAGAGCAAGGATCACTACTCTTTCAACCTTGTAATGTACGGAATTTACATTGGTAAATCCAAAGCATTAAAGTATGAAGGGTTCTCTGGTCAGAGTTTAATACCTAAAGGAAAATAAATGACGGATGCATATGCTAAAGCGGACCTCCGCTCTATTCTGCAATCCTGCGGTATTGAAATTGTATCTGAAACAGGCACAGACTTTTTGTGTCTATGCCCATTCCACCATAATACAGACTCGCCAGCTTTTGCTGTAAGTTATTCAAAAGGCCTTTATATTTGTTATAATCAGAACTGTGATTCGTCTGGCACAGTACTTGATCTTGTTAAGACATTAACTAATCGCAATGATTTTGAAGCTATGCGCTTTATATCAGCAAACAAGCTTTCGCCAGCGGAGATACTTGAAGAAGAACTCAAGGACTTGCTAGATGACAAGCCAGAGTTTGTGGAGTTCCCGCAAGCAACGTTGGATAAGCTTAATACAAATTTGGAGCAAAACCCAAAAGCACAAGAATACTTTTTATCAAGAAAGATTAATCAAGAAGCTGGTCGTCACTTTAACTTAGGTTATTCAGATACTCAGGGTATGGTTACCGTACCTCTGCATTCTCCAGACGGAATTCCTGTAGGCGTAATTGGTCGTTCAATAGAAGGTAAATCTTTTAAGAATAGCCCTAACCTGCCACGCAACAAGACCATGTTTAATTTGCATAGAGCAAAGCGACAAGGTGGAACCATTATAGTCGTAGAGTCTAGTTTTGATGCTATTCGTTTATGGCAGGCGGGATTTCCAAATGCTGTTGCCACACTAGGTGGTAGCATATCAGATACTAATATTCAACATTTAAATAAGTATGCATCTACAATTATTATAATGACAGACAACGACTCCGCTGGGCGGGCGTTGGGAAATACAATAGCTAATAAACTAAGGAATAAAAATATTTTGTGGGCTAGATATGACCACAAGACTGTATATCCTCACATGGCAAAAGATGTGGGCGATCTCACAGATGAAGAAATAAAAACATGCGTAAAAAATGCGATTCCGCACTTTGAGTACGCAAATATATGATATACTGAAGAAACAGGGCATCAAACAGCCCTTACACTAAGGAGAAATAAATATGGGTATCGTAACAGGTTTGTCAGCAATGACAAAGCAAATGGAAAACAAAGCTGCATCAGGTGATGCACAAAAGGGAAGATGGCTACAGCTTAAAGATGGCCAATCACTAAAAATCCGCTTCATGCAAGAAATTGATCCAGACTCAAAGAATTATATTCAAGAGGCTGGCTTGGCTTTCATTGCGGTAGAGCACACAAATCCAAAGGATTACAAGCGTAAGGCACTTTGCACAATTGAAGACCAGGGTCGTTGCTTCGGATGCGAACAGCATCGTCGTGACCCAAAGGCTGGTTGGAAGGGTCGTTCACGATTCTACGCAAATGTCCTTGTTGATGATGGTTCGGAAGACCCATACATCGCAATCTTTTCTCAGGGTGCAGGTCCAAAGTCTGCAACTCCAGAGATTATCAACTATGCAGGCGAGACAGGCAGTATTTCCAACTTGACTTGGAAGTTAAAGCGTACTGGCACTGCAACTGATACTAACTACTCTATCATTCCACTTCCAACTGCAGATGTTCCTCCAGTTGATTTGGAAAAGTATGAATTGTTTGACCTCCAGAAGTCAGCAGTTCGTGATGTTCCTTACGAGGAGCAAGAGAATTTCTACTTGGGAATCACCTCAGATTCTTCAGAAGAGTCTCTTCAATCAACATCATCAGCGGTAGAGTGGTAAGAATCTAAACAATGAAATTTGCCCACCTTCACGTTCATTCGCATTACTCGCTTATGGATGGCCTCAACACGCCTCATGAGCTTCTTGAAGCTGCAAAGAAGGCTGGGCAAAAATCATTAGCAATAACTGACCATGGAACATTGTCATCTCACAGAGATATGCAAATCGCCGCTAAAGAATTAGGCATGAAGCCTATACTCGGTCTAGAAGCTTATATCTCGGCTACAGACCGTTTTGATAAAAGAGCAGTGGCAAAACGAGATGACAATACTTCCTTGTACAACCACATTATCCTTCTAGCTAAGGATGATTTGGGATTAAAGAATTTGCAAAAGCTATCTCAGATTGCATGGACAGAAGGATACTATCACAAGCCCCGCATTGATATTGATGCACTTTGGGAGTTTGGTGACGGTATAATTGTAGTATCAGGATGTATGAATGGTCTTATCTCTAAAGCAATTGAGCGGGGAGATAACGATAAGGCAAGAGAATATGTCAAGATGTTCAAGAACCGTTTTGGCAAAGACTTTTATATTGAAGTTCAAGCACATAATCCTGAGAGTTTAAACACAGCTCTGCTTGCATTAGCAGATGAATTTGGGGTGAAGCCAGTTGCTACGGGAGATTGTCATTTTGCAAAGAAAGAGGAGAGGGATCTGGAAGAACTCCTCCTTATATTATCAACTAAGCCCACGCAGAACAAAGATGCGGACTATACTAGTGGTCGTTCCTATAGGAATGTTATTGACCGCTTTGACCACTTATATCCTGACCGCCCAATTAGTTTCGCCGATATTAATGTTTATATCCAGTCGTATGATGAAATCAAGGCGGATTTTGAGAATGCAGGCATTACCAGAACAGATATCTACGAGTCATCAATAGAAATTTCCGATAAGGTTGAGGCATATGACTTTCACGAAAACCTTGACCTGCTCCCAGTACCAAAAAAGAATGCATTAAAAACACTCAAAGAAATGTGTGACAAGTCTCTAGTAGAAATGGGATTAGACAATGAGACATACAGAGAACGGCTCCAAGAAGAACTTCAAGTCATCGCTGATAAAAATTTTGCTAGTTACTTCCTTGTTGTTGGCGATATGGTGGGTTGGGCAAAAGAAAACCAAATCATGGTTGGCCCAGGACGAGGATCCGCTGCTGGATCTTTAGTTTGTTATCTATTGGGTATTACTGATGTAGACCCAATTAAGTTTGACCTTTTGTTTTTCCGATTTATTAACCCTGAACGTAATGACTTTCCAGATATTGATACAGACTTTATGGACCGTCGTCGTGGTGAAGTAAAAGATTATCTGAAGAAGAAGTTTAAGCACGTTGCATCTATCTCAACTTATACTTACTTTAAAGATAAGGGTGTTATTCGTGACGTAGCTCGTGCCTTCTTGGTACCACTTGGTGAAGTAAATAAAGCCTTAAAAGGCGTTGAAACATTTGAAGAGTGGGAAGTTTCACCAAGCACTGCAGAGTTCAGAGATAAGTATCCAGAAGTTACAAAGTATGCTTCAATGTTGCGTGGTAAGATTCGTGGTAATGGTATGCATGCTGCGGGTGTTGTTGTAGCTAAAGATGACATCAGCAAGTATGTTCCAATTGAAACTCGCAAAGACCCAGATGATTCTGTATCAGGTCGTATCCCAGTAGTTGCATACGATATGGAACAAACTGCTGAACTTGGACTTATCAAGCTTGACGTACTTGGACTTAAAACTTTATCAGTTATTGATGATGCATTAAAGACGATTAAACATATCAGTAAAAAAACAATTAATCTTAAAGACATTAAACTTGATGACCCGAAAGTATATGAAATGCTTTCAAGTGGTTTTACAAAGGGCGTCTTTCAGGCAGAAGCAACTCCATATACCAATCTCCTCATGAAGATGGGCGTAAGCACATTTGAAGACCTTGCAGCATCTAACGCACTTGTTCGTCCAGGCGCTATGAATACTGTGGGTGGATCATATATTCGTCGTAAGAAAGGCGAAGAAATGGTTACTTACGCTCATCCAATCATGTATGAGTTTACGGAAAGAACATATGGTGTTATCATATACCAAGAGCAGGTTATGCAAGCCTGCGTTTATCTTGGCGGTATGACCTGGGCGGATGCAGATAAAGTCCGTAAGATTATCGGTAAGAAGAAAGATGCGAGTGAATTTGATGCTTACAAAGACCAGTTTATTCAAGGTGCGAGCAAGCATATTACAAGCGAGGATGCAAACAAATTATGGCATGACTTTGAAGCTCATGCGGGTTATTCCTTTAACCGTTCTCACGCTATTGCTTACTCTATGCTGTCTTATTACACTGCTTGGCTTAAATGCTATTACCCTCTTGAGTTTATGTTTGCCATTCTCAAGAATGAAAAAGACAAGGATGCCAGGACGGATTATTTACTTGAGGCTAAGCGGTTGGGCATTAAAGTATTACTCCCGCATATCAACGAATCTGAGCTAGACTTCAGCATTCAGGGCAATTCAATTCGCTTTGGTTTGTCAAACATTAAGTATATTTCTGACAACATTGGTAACAAGATTATGAATCTTCGTCCATTTAAATCATACTCAGACTTTACAGAGAAGGCGGGAGTCAAGGGTAGCGGTATCAATTCAAGAGCTATAGACTCTCTTAATACAATTGGTGCTGCAGCATTTCCAGACAATCCCCGCAAGGGCACAGAGAATGAAAAGCTGTATGAGTATCTAGGCATTCCTAAATTTGATACAGGCAAGCTAAGCCCCGCTATTAAGGCTCAGGTTAATCCGCTTGAAGATTTCCTAGAAGAGGGCTGTTTCGTCCTTCTAGCCATGGTTAAATCCATTAAAAAGGGTCCTACATGGGCACGTATAGAACTTGTTGATGACACAGGTTCGGTGGGAATCTTCCATGAGGTCAATACAAAGATTGAACCAGGAATGATGTATTTCTTCTTAGTAGGAGATAACCGTATTCACAAGTACGTAACAATTGATGAAGTTGTTGAAAAGACTGACGATCCATTTGTTCAATGGCTTTACAAAGATAAACTAAAGATTGATGACGGAAAGATGCTTGTACTTGATTTTACACATTACAAGACAAAGGCAAATAAGATGATGGCTCATATTATTTTGTCTGATGCAGACAAGAATCTTGAGCGAGTAATTGCATTTCCTAAGCTATATGCCAAAGCTCTAGGAAAGATGCAGCCAGGAAAGATTTGTGACCCCGCAATTTCCAAAATGGAAGACGGAACGTTATATGTAAAGGAGGTAGGTTAATGGAAGATAATGATTTGTCAAATGTAAATATATCTATTGAACAAATTCTTGCAGCTATAATAAACCATTTTGGTACTATAGAGATTACAACAGAGGAATTGTTGAGTAATTATTCAAACAAGAATCTTGCTGTAACGCAGGATCCCGAGACAGCCAAGCTTAGATTTGAGCTTGCTGATAACCAAACAGAAACCGAATAAATAGTGTATAATATAAGTATATGGCTCAGTCCTACATACTTAAAGGTACGGAGAACGAGTTCCTGTTAGTAATTAGAGCAGAGGACGAAAAAGCAATCTATAACATAATAGATTTATTAGTGACCAGTCGTAATGAACAGATTAAAGAGTTAGCAATAGAGTTAGAGAAGAGTTTACATGATAACGGAAGAGATTCTAGCAAAGCTAGACCCAAAAACAAGAGCAAGACTACAACTAGCAACAACAGTAAGCGTAGAAAAACAAAAGACGCCTAGCATTGGCTTAACAATGGGACTCAAAGGCGGATTAGGCTTTGGTCGCCAAATCCTTATCTGGGGAAATAAGTCTGCTGGTAAATCTTCATTCTGCTTACAAATGATTGGTCAAGCTCAAAAAGAAGGCAAGACTTGTGCTTGGATTGATGCAGAAGCATCGTATGACCCAGCTTGGGCTGCCAGATTAGGCGTAGATTCAGAAAAGCTAATTTATTCACCCGCTAAATCTATCAATGACATGGTAGATGTTGCACAGCAACTTATGGAGGCGGGAGTAGATATTATTGTTGTAGATTCTATCTCAGCATTACTTCCTGCCATTTACTTTGAGAAAGATAGTTCCGATCTAAAGAAATTGGAAGATACCAAGCAGATTGGTGCTGAAGCAAAGGATATGACACATGCAGTCAAAATGCTTAACTATGCAAACAAAAATACGCTACTCGTTCTTATCTCTCAACAGAGAAACCAGTTTGGATCTATGCATGCAAGCCATATCCCAACAGGAGGAATGGCTGTTAAGTTTTTCTCCAGCACCGTTATCAAGCTCTGGGCATCAGAAGCTGATGCAAATGCTATTAAGTCTGGAATCCAAGTTGGTGACAAAATTATTGAACAAAAGGTGGGAAGGCCAGTCAACTGGATTATTGACTACAACAAAACTGGACCAATGGGGTTATCGGGTCAGTATGACTTCTATTTTCAAGGCGATAAAGTTGGAGTTGATGCTGTCGGAGAAATCCTAGATACTGCAGAAATGATGGGTATTGTGCAAAAAGGCGGTGCTTGGTACACTGTTAATGAAGAAAGATTCCAGGGTCGTGCAAAGGCTGTAGAGTACCTTAGAGACAACCCTAAAGTAGCGGATAAGATTAAGGAAGAGATATATGACAAGTCTTGAAAATTTTCTTAAAGGCAATAAAAAAGTAGAGCCACCATTGCAATCAATGGAGCCAGCCAGCGGTTCTTTTGCATGCCAAAATAAAGAATGCAACGAAGTTGTTTATGAAGGTTATGTTGATAGAGCACACAATAAGTTGAAGTGGATTTGCAGTCAAGGACATGATTCAGCGGTAAGCATCTAATGTCAGAGCGTGGAGAAATAAAACGTGACGGAGCTAAAGGACAGAAAAATTCTGGTCGTGGCGATTACCAAAAGGGAGACGCTCAGTGGCATAATTTTGTGGTTGATTATAAAGAGTATGAGAAGTCAATCTCTATATCAAAAGCTATTTGGGCTAAAATTTGTACAGACACTTTTAAGGTGGATAGGAATAAGAGCCCAGTTCTCAAGCTCATACTTGGTGGAGAAGGCTCTAAAACTAGACTTGCAGTAATTGAATGGGCATTGTTAGAACAATTGATAGAGTGTTGGGAGACACATAATGATTGAAGATCAAGACTTAGACGAGTTTCAAATTTGGTTTAGTAATGGTGTAGAGCGTGGTTGGATTACTCCACCATTTTGTGCTACTCATGATGGAATACCTTCAATTTCTGAAGAGGAAGAAGAAGAATGGGAAGCAGGCGGAGACCCATGTCAGTTTGTAGTTAGGATTCTTGAATGACAGAAAAACCAGTTATTGAATTAATCAGCGAACTAACAGAGTTCAATGATATGAAGACATATATGAGTGACCCAGACCTTGACTATGCTCTTGACTTGATTATTAAGCTTATTGCTAAGCCTGATGTGCCTTCATCCAAAATTCCCGACCTTATTGTTAAAATGCAGGCTTTGTCTGCTAAGTTTGCAATGATGTCACGCTACTACACCACCTTTGAAAAAGGCGGGGAGAATTCTAAGAAGAAGAACGTATATTACACTGCTGAAGAAGCAATAGACAAGCTTGTTGCAGCATTGAAATATTCAATGAAAGGTAATTATTAGAACACTTGAGTGTGTGATATAATAAACATATGAAACCACACAACAAGCTTCCAGAACCAGAAATTGGTCAAATTTTTGAAGGTTGGACTGTTATAGAAATTGGTCAGTGGCAGTCAAAAACCCCTAACTCGTTCTATAAGTCAGAGCATTATTGTGGAAATACAAGAAAATTTACAGCATCTCAATTATGGTCTAAAAAATTTAAGCCTTGTAAAAAATGTGAAGCAAGGGTTGCATATAGAAAAAACCATAAAGATATAATTTTAAACAATATTTATAGGCAATATAAATGGAGTGCCAAAAAAAGAGGTCATTCATTTAATTTATCTAAAGAGGAATTTAATAAAATTGTTTTTATGAATTGTTCGTATTGCGGTGATGAGCCAAATCAGAAAAGAAGCATAACTGAAAAATTAAGAAGTGTTCACCATAAAGATGAATATATTTTAATTAATGGAATTGATAGAATTGATAATTCTATAGGTTATGAATTTAAAAATTGTACCCCATGTTGTTTTGTTTGTAATAAAGCTAAAAGCACCATGACTATAAAAGAATGGAATGATATGGTTTTAAAATGGAGTAGAATGGCAAAGATAAATGGGTAGAGAGCTAATAGCAAACCTAAAGTTTCAAAAGATGGTTGTGCCAGATGGTTTTGATCCAATTAAATTTGCAGAAATGTATGAGGAGGCAGTATTAAGTGAAAAAAGACCAAATGAATTTACCCAAAAGAAAACTTTTGCTCCTAGTTCTGTTGGCTATGGTAACGGTAACTGTCCTAGATATTGGTTCATTGCTTTTACTGGTGCTGAGTTTGAAAATGAAACCGATGCTATGGGCGTCTCTAATATGGATAATGGTACGTATGTCCATGATCGGATACAGAAAAACTTTGCTAAAACAGCAGTCTTCAAAGCAAATGAAGTTGAAATTACCCACGATGATCCGCCAATTAGAGGATTTGCAGACACAATTATAGAATGGAATGGCAAAGAAGTAATTGGTGAAGTAAAATCTGCCAAGCAAGAAATTTTTGATATCAGACAAGCAGAGATGCAAGGTCTTCCATATCATAAAGTTCAGCTTTTGCATTACATGAAAATCCGTGGGGCAGAGCAAGGTTTCTTTTTTTATGAGAATAAAAATGACAACAGTTTTCTTGTTATACCAATTAATATGGATGAAAAGAATACAGACTTGATTAATGGAGTTTGGGATTGGATGCGTAAAGTATATGCTGCCTATGAAGCTGGAACTTTGCCAGAAAGAACATTTACTAAATCGCAGTGGGCATGTAAGGGATGCCCTGTCAAGAAAGTTTGCTGGGCAGATAAAAAAGATTTAGGTGAAGTTTATATAGAACCTTTGGTGCTTGAAAAATGATATGTGCTTACGAAGAGTGCGGTAAAGATTTTACACCTAAAACACACAATCAAAAATATTGTTCTGATGAATGCTGTCGTACTGCAACTAATGCAAAATTAAAGCAAGCATATTATGACAAAAAAGCTAGGCTAGCGGGCAAGCAAAGAATTTGTAAATCAAAAGGCTGTAACGTAATCCTTAGTAGATATAATGAAACTAATATATGTGATAAGTGCGTAAGTGCTAAAAAAGAAGAAGAGCGAAAACAGCTTGTAGAAATGGTAAAACGTGTCTCTGGCTAAATTAGTTCGTCCAACTGCACATAAAGTTTTGGGGATAGATGCCAGCACAAATAGCATCGCCTTTTGCTTAATGTCTGAAAAGAAACCTGTTAAATGGGGAGAAATCACATTTGAAGGTTCTGATGTCTATGAAAGAATACTTGACGCAAAACGTAAGATGAAAGCTTTTAAAAACGAACTTGACACTGATTTTGTTGTAATAGAAGCTGCCATTTCTGTAAGATCAGTTGCAACGGGAATGAAGATGGCATACGTATTCGGTGCTATAATGGGAGAGTTACTTAGTGATAATGTTCAGGTTGTTGAAGTTCATCCCATAACCTGGCAATCTTACTTAGGCAACAAAAATTTTACAAAAGCTGAAAAGCAGGCGGTTAAAGATGAATTTCCAGGAAAGTCTGAAAACTGGTACAAGGCAAAAATCAGAGACATTAGAAAGTCTAGGACGATTGACTTTGCGAGAACATTGGGCGTTGACACTGAAAATGATAATGTCGCTGATGCGGCGGGGATAGCATGGTATGCAGTTAATGAAGTTGTGTGAGGAGGTATAATGGCTAAAAGTACAAAACTTTGGGAGAGCAAAGAGTGGGTAATGAAAAGATATGTTACCGAAAAGAAAACTGTTCTTCAAATGGCTATGGAAGCTAAATGCTCTCATATGACAATTCAGCGGGCGTTAGAAAGATTTGATTTGATTAAGAAACCTAGAAAGTGGACTAAGTAGTGATACCAGTATTGATAATACCAGTATTAAATAGATATGATTTGTTGGATGAAAATCTAAATACAATTGATTATCCAATAGAAGAAATTATAATTATAAATAATGGTAAGGAAGACTATGTTCCTAAGAGAGCAGATTTGAATGTAAGAGTTCTTAATCTCCCGTCCAATTTAGGAATGTCAGGTTCATGGAATTTAGGTATTAAGCTTTATCCATTTAAAGAATATTGGATGTATTCCTCCGCAGACACACATTGGATTCCAGGATCTCTTGAGCAACTTCATAATGCTAGTGATAAAGGCAAGCTTGTTATGACCACGGAAGGCTGGAGTGCATTTACAATTGGTGAAGATGTTGTAAGAAATGTAGGATTATTTGATGAATACTATTACCCAATTTACTTTGAAGATAATGATTACTATGAAAGAATGATGCGTTCTTCAATTAAAGATGGATATGTCAATGGTTCTATAGAAGTAAACGCACCCTTGGGACCTTCACAAACTATTAATAGCAACCCAGATCTTCTTAAAAGAAATCATGAAACATTTGTAAATAATGAGATGTATTTTAATCTTAAAAAAGCAGAAAATTTTGTAGTAAATGGTGGATGGAATATTGATCGTAGACGGGCTCAAAATTGGCAGCTATAATAGGATTACTACCAGCTTCGGGTAGTGCTTCAAGACTTGGCGGGATTCCAAAGTTTTGTTTACCATTAACAGATAATCAAAACATGCTTCAATGGCATGTGGAGCAAATGTTAAAGGTATGCGATATTGTTAAAATATCTACAAGAAAAACATGGCTTCCAATTGTAAACCAAATGGACCTTCCACCCGAAGCTGTTGTTTATGAGATTGAGCCATCAACAATGTCTGATGCATTGTTAAAGATGATGGTAAACCCAGAATCTAAATATATAATTGGTATGCCTGATACCTATATGCCAGGATCAGATGGAGAATTCTATAGACAGTTAGCTGAATCAAAAGCAGATGTCACTTTGGCAGCTTTTGATTGTCACAAAGATTTAATGGGGCGGGTAGGTCAAATTAAGTTTAATGAATTTGGTAATGTTATTGATGCTCTTGACAAGGATAAAGATTGTGAGTATCCTTATATGTGGGGAGCAATGTCAATACAAAATGTTTATATTGACGAAGAATTGCCAAATCCAGGTGTGCAGATAATGGACTGGGTTAATGAAGGAAAAGATGTAAAGGCGGTAGTCGCCAAAGGTAAGTACCTAGACATTGGTACTGTAAACGGTCTTAAAATGTTATATAGAGAGGAACTTTAGTGTCTAAAGTTTATGATGATTTATATCTTCATGCAGTAAATGCACCGTCTGGCTATAGAATTTTAAATAAGTGTATGGACGTAGCAAGAATGCTTATTGATAAGAATATATCATACGGAGATTCTGCCATTTCTCCAAACAGAATCTTTGCACAATCAGATAGTATTGAGCAGATCAAAGTTAGAATTGATGACAAGCTTAATAGAATTAAAAATAATCAGGGCTTTGCTGGCGATAATGATATTGATGATTTGATTGGTTATTTAATCTTACTTAAAGTTGCCATTGACAAGAATGGGTATGAAGGAGTATAATTAAGTATGCCAAAATATGACTACACTTGTATTGAGTGTGATAGAACAGAGGAAATAACTAGATCATTTTCTGATCCAGAAGTAATCCCGCCATGTCCAAGCTGTGGTTATAATATGACAAGAGTTTATACCCCTGCGGGGATTCAGTTCAAAGGATCAGGTTTCTATAAAACCGATAATGGCAGATAACGAGTTAGAAGTAGCTGGCAAATTTGACCAGATGAATAAAGTTGTTGAGGAGTTGCTAAAAGGTAGCACTCCTGCTTCAATTGCACGTACACTTGATTTGACTCGTGTTCAAGTTGATAGTCATATTCAAACTTGGAAAGAACTTGTTCAAGATAACAGTGCTATCAAAGCCCGTGCTAGAGAAGCTTTGGCGGGAGCAGATGAGCATTACAATATGCTTATTAAAGAAGCATGGCGTACAGTAGAGCAAGCAGATATGCAAGATGCATTAAATGTAAAAGCCCAATCTCTTAAACTTATTGCTGATATTGAAGCTAAAAGAATTGATATGTTAAACAAGGCGGGAGTCTTGGAGAACAATGATATGGCTGATCAAATTCTAGAATCAGAAAGAAAGCAAGAAGTCCTTATCAGTATTCTTAGAGATGTAACTTCATCTTGTGAACATTGCAAGTGGGAAGTATCAAGAAGATTGTCAGAAGTCACTGGGCAAGTAGAGGCAGTTGTAATAAGTGACTGATTTTAATGTATTTTTAGATGCATTACAAGGTGATGAATTTGATGAAACTCCAGCAACTTTGGAGCAATTTGTAACAGATAAAAAGTATTTGGGCCTTCCGCCATTGTCTGAATTACAATATACAATGATTAAAGCATCCACTCAAATCTACAAACGTGAAACATTACACAATATATATGGTGAAGTTGAAGGCGAAAAGATTTGGAAACAAACATGTAATGAAGTAATCCTGCAGCTGGGCAAGGGTTCTGGAAAAGACTATACATCTACTATTGCTTGTGCATATATGGTGCATTTGCTTTTATGTCTTGCAGATCCCGCCAGATATTTTGGTAAGCCACCAGGCGATGCTATTGATATTATTAACATTGCTATTAACGCTATTCAGGCTAACCGAGTTTTCTTTAAAGGATTTAATCAGCGTATTGAAAAGTCACCGTGGTTTCAGGGAAGATATGTCGCTAAAGCAAACATGGTTGAGTTTGATAAATCAGTTACAGTTCACTCAGGTCACTCAGAGCGTGAAGCATGGGAAGGTTATAACGTTCTTGTAGTTATTCTTGATGAGATCTCAGGATTTGAATTGCAATCAACTTCAGGTCATGAGCAAGCTAAAACTGCATCATCAATTTATAAGATGTATCGTGCATCTGTCAACTCTCGTTTTCCAGACTTTGGAAAAGTAATTCTACTTTCATTCCCACGTTTTAAAAATGACTATATTCAGCAAAGATACAACGAAGTTGTGGCGGAAAAGGAAACTGTTATTCGTCATAATAAATTTAAAGTAGATCCCGATCTTCCTGATGGAACTGATGGTAATGAATTTGAAATTGAATGGGAAGAAGACCATATTGTTTCTTATAAAGTACCTAGGGTATATGCATTAAAGAGACCAACTTGGGATATTAACCCGACCCGTAAGATTGAAGATTTTACAATTGACTTTTATACAGATCCAACAGATGCATTGTCTCGTTTTGCATGTATGCCACCAGACGCAACGGATGCATTCTTTAAAAATCGCTTAGTAATTGAAAAAGCATTTAGCAATCCTAAATTAAATGTTGATTCATATGGAAGATTTGATGATGATTTTGTTCCAAAAGAAGATGTTAAGTATTTTATGCATGTTGACTTGGCACAAAAACATGACCATTGTGCAGTAGCATTAGCCCACGTTGACGGCTGGGTAACCATGAAGATTGGTGAAAATTTTAAGCAAGCAGCACCTAGAATTGTAGTTGATGCAGTCAGATATTGGACACCAACAGCTTCTAAATCAGTTGATTTTACAGAAGTAAAAGATTATATTACAAGTGTGCGGGATAAAGGATTTAATCTTAAACTTGTTACATTTGACCGCTGGAACTCACACGATATGATGCAACAACTTGGTGTTCATGGTATTAAAACAGAAATTTTATCTGTAGCAAAAAAACATTATGAAGATATGTCTCTTACTTTAACTGAAGAGAGATTGCATGGTCCACATATTCAATTGTTGATTGATGAATTGCTTCAGCTACGTATTATGAAGGACAAGGTAGACCACCCTAGAAAAGGATCTAAAGACCTCTCAGACGCCGTTTGTGGAGCTGTATTCAATGCTATATCCTTGACACCACCAGATCAAGATAAAGAAGTAGAAATCTATACTTATTCTGGTGTATTTGCGGGGGAATTGGCACAATTAAAGGCGGAATCGGATGCAAGAATGAAGAATACAATCCGTATGCCTGAAAGAAAAACAATGCCACAAGATATTAGAGATTTCTTTGATGATGAAGACGGGGAATACAAAGATATAGTTGACAACTTCAGAATACTATAGTAAACTGTCACCAACAACAAACAAAGGGTAATAAATGTTAGCAAACGGAACGATTAAAACTATTGAAGATGAAGATGATATTTATATCAGTTTAACTGCACTTTGTGAATATTTTACAAAGTCTGTGGTTAGTATGAGAAGTGAAATTGATGCAGCAGATACAAAGCATAAGCGTTATGCTGCAGGATTATATGATATGATGCGTACTCTTGCAGAAGAAATGGTTGAGCTTGGAAAATTTGAAGCACAACGTCGCATGATTAATAGCCCTGAAGATTTATTGAAAATGATTGACAAGAACCCTTTCGGTAAGGTAGAATAGGGTTACAATGGTCTGTAGCACAATTGGCAGTTGCACTCCGCTGTTAACGGAGATGTTGTAAGTTCGAGTCTTACCAGACCAGCTAGATAAATTATTAACCAAACAAACATAGGAGTATAATTATGAATATGATGGCGGAAAAGACAGAAGAAATTTCAGAACAAAAAGAATATATCTTAAAAGCCATTGATCGTTGTGATGCATGTGCAGCACAAGCTTATGTTTTGGTTAAAGGTGTCACAGGAGAATTAATGTTTTGTGGTCATCATTATCAAAAAAATGAAAAAGCATTAAAAGAATTTGCTTATGAAATTGTTGATGAGCGAGATAGGCTAATAGAAAATAAACTCATAGGTCAAGCTCACGTATAATTTGTTATGATGCAAAAATTATGATATAATATATATCATGGAATGCGGAACTTATTCAGGATATATAACCCACGGCAAAAACAAGGAAAAACCTTGCAACGAGTGCAGGCTGGCAGCAAATAAGTATAGAAGAGAAAAAAGAAAATCGGATAATGAAAAGCTTGGGTATGACCCAAGAAGGTTTAGTAGGCATCATATAACAAAAGAGTATTATGACAATATGATGTCAAAGCATGACGGAAAATGTTGGATTTGCAAAAAAGCAGAAGCTGTACATATAGACCATGACCATAATTGTTGTGAAGGCGGGTGGTCTTGTGGAAAATGTATAAGGGGTGTATTATGCAGTAATTGTAATACAGCAATAGGTCTTTTAAAAGACGATATAAATCTTTTAAAAGAAACAATTAAATATTTAAAACAACTGACAGTATCCTAGCCTGGTTTTGGAAGTACTCTTATAAGGTATGTATCGCTGGTTCAAATCCAGCCTGTCGGACCACATTCCCGATTCGTCTAACGGCAAGACCCCGCCCTTTGGAGGCGGTTATCGTGGTTCGAATCCATGATCGGGAGCTAGCACTAATGGCCCAACGGTAGAGGCGCTAGTCTTAGGAACTAGATGTTGTAGGTTCGAATCCTACTTGGTGCACAAAAGGCTCCTCTAGCCCAGCGGTAGAGGCATATCACTTAAAATGATAAAAGCGTTGGTTCGAATCCAACGAGGAGCACTAGGTTATAGGTGGCACTTACTTAGGATGTTATAGTTACGTATACAAACTAACTGGGCAATCGCTCACCACCTATAACCCCTGCGGATGTTGCATATTGGTAGTGCCTCTGCCTTCCAAGCAGAAGGGGTGAGTTCGATTCTCATCATCCGCTCTCGCCTCCCTAGCTCAGTGGTAGAGCATCCGCCTTGTAAGCGGAAGGTCGTCAGTTCAATCCTGACGGGGGGCTCGGAAAAATGGCAGAGTGGTCTATTGCAACGGTTTGCTAAATCGTCGTACGAAAGTACCGTAGGTTCGAATCCTACTTTTTCCGCCACGGTGTATAAGCCCCAAGGTGGGGCAGTGGACTGTAAATCCGCCGTCAACGACATGCTTGGTTCGATTCCAAGATACACCACAATTAATGTATAATTAACTTATCATGACAGATGCACATAAGCAAACATTAAATCTTCATTTAATTACATCAATTCCAGATCATGCTCCACGAAAAAATGATCCATATTACAAATATTTTATACAGGCAAAAGCTCGTATAAAAAAGACGGGAATGTGGAAGTGTATAATTGATGATGATTTA